GAGTGCGAGGTTCTGTTCCGGCCCCTCGACAGCCCTGACGACGTGAGCCGGGTGCTGTCTCTGGAAGTGAATTTCGCGATCTTCGATGAGTTCGTGCAGATACACATGCGGATCATCGAGGCGATGTCGGCACGCTTGGGCCGGTTCAAATTTCCCGATGGTACGGAACCCACGGTGTGGGGCATGTGGGGATCGTCCAACCCCAGCACCGAGGACAACGCGTGGTTCGATTACCTGCACAACGACAAGCTGGTTGAGCGGATCGACATCTACCAGCCGGGCAACGACCCGCTGACGCTGGCGGCGCGGCGAGGGATCAGTGGAGATGAGCGCAATGTCAGGTACTTCGTTCAGCCTAGCGGTCTCAGCGCCTCCGCCGAAAACCTCAATCACTTGCCGGGTGGAAGGAAATATTACACCAACCAGATCATCGGCAAGTCCATCGCTTGGATCAAGCAGTTCATCGAAGCTGAGTGGGGTTTTAGTGCAGCCGGCAAGCCTGTCGTTGCAAGCTTCAAACCTGAAATGCACATATCAAAGACGCCGCTGCAATACAATCGTCACCTACCACTCGTTGCCGGGGTTGATCCGGGCCTTGCTGGATCGTCCTTCATATTCGGACAGGAAGATCACGGTGGTAGACTTAACGTCTTGGGCGAGTGTGTTCAGGCCGGATACGGAACGCGGCGACTGATTACCGAAGTGGTGAAGCCCTACGTCCGCCGACGCTTCCCCGACGCACAGTTACTATTGGCCCCCGACCCTGCCGCCAACAATCGCGCCCAGAATGACGAGCGCACCGCTGTCTCGATCATGAAGGAATATTGGCCCTGCACCATCGAGAGTAACAACCGGCTCCCGCTGCGGCTCGACGCCATCGAATATTTCACCACTAAACTGGTCTCATCCGGCCCGGCGTTCCAGATCGACCCATGGGAGTGCCCGGTGACGGTGCGCGCCCTGAAGGGCGGCTGGCGGTTTGAACTCAATGTTTCCAAGGATGACATGATCCGGGGAGCGCAGCCCGAGAAAAACTCTTACAGCCATCCCGGCGATGGTTTGGGATATTTATGCCGCTATTTCCACAAAAGAGCAGGCCGGGAGTTGCAAGGTGGGCAGTCAGACCGTAGGTTCACACCACCGAAGTTCTCCAATAATTATATCTGGCGATAGGAGCCGACCATCATGGCGCTTACTAACTATGGTGTCACTGATACCGGGACGCTCGAACCGCCCGGTGTTGATGTTCCCGACAGCGCCGACAACCCGGCCCCGATCAAGAGGATCGACCCCCGCGCGTTGATGGAGCTTGGGCAGCGCTTCGGGATGCTGTTCATGCAGTATCGCGCTGATCGTCGCATCGCGGAGCTACGCTGGCTTCGCAACCAGCGGCAGTATCTTGGCATCTATGACCCGGATATTGAGAAGGAGCTTGCGCCGAACCGCTCGCGCGCCTACCCACGCATCACAAGGGTCAAATGTATCTCTGTTCTGTCACGTCTTATGAATTTGATGTTTCAGGGCACCGAGAACAACTGGAGCATCGAGGCCGATCCGCTGCCGGCGCTGACCACCAAGGATATAATGGATGCGATCCAAGCGCAGCAGGAGCAGGACGCCAAACTGGCCCCGCCGCCAGACCCCAACGCGCCTCCTGACCCGCAGACCGGCCAGCCCCCCGCCCCGCCCGCGCCGGAGGTTGACCTTCCTTACGTGATCAAGGCGATCCAGACGCTGGGGCGCAAGCGCGCCTCGGACCTGACCGACCTGATTTCCGACCAGCTACAGGAGCTTGGCGGCGACCAGAGCTACGACTATGTCGCGCTCAACCGCAACGTGGTGAAAAGTGGTATCATCTACGGCCTTGGTGTGCTTGTCGGACCCTACGCCAAGGCCGTCTCGGCGGTGGATGTCGAACTTGATCCCAACACCAAGCAGCCCAAGATCGTCAAGAAGGACATCTACAAGCCGGTGTTCCAGTGGAAGTCGATATGGGACATCTTCCCCGACATGGCGGCGAAGACGCTTGACAGCATGGACGGCCACTTTGAGCGTCATATTATGTCGCGCAGCCAAGTGCTGGAGCTTCGCAACCGTGAGGACTTTTTTGTCGCGCAGATCGACAAGTATCTTGGGGATCACCAGCAGGGCAACTATCGACCGCTCGAATATGAGACCGAACTGCGGGCCATGGGCGTCAAGATCAATGTCAATGAGATGAAGACCGAAACGCTCAAGTATGAGTTGCTGTCTTGGCATGGACCCATCTCTGCGGCGACGTTGCGTCAATGCGGTGTTGAGGTTCCCGACGACAAGATGGGGAGTGAGGTTCTGGCCGAGCTTTGGATGATCGACAACAACGTCATCAAGGCCGACATCAATCCGTGGGCCAAGCTCAACGAAGATGTCAAGATGTTCCACTATTTCCTCTTTGACGAGGACGATACCTCGCCCGTTGGACAGGGGTTGCCGAACGTCATCCGTGACAGTCAGATGTCTGTGTCGGCGGCGACGCGCATGTTGCTCGACAATGCCAGCGTCGTGTGTGGGCCACAGATCGAGGTCAACACCGACCTGTTGCGCCCTGATCAAGACCTCACGTCCATTGCGTCCTACAAGGTATGGTATCGCGAAGGGACTGGGGCTGACGCGCAGTATCCGGCGGTGCGCAACGTCAGCATCGATGCACACTTGGATGACTTGATGAAGGTCATCGAGTTGTTCATGAAATTTGCCGACAGCGAGAGCTTCGTCGGCCCGGCGACCGGCGGTGATATGAGCCAAGCCCCCAGCGAACCCATGCGTACCGCCGCCGGGGCGAGCATGTTGCGTGGTGACGCCGCCCTGCCCTTCAAGGACATCGTCCGCAACTTCGACCGCTTCACCCAGAGCGTGATCTTGAGCGTGGTGCAGTTCAACCGGCTGTTCAATCCCGACAAAGCGCCGGAAGGAGAGTACAATGTCATCGCTCGCGGCGCGACATCACTGATCGCCAAGGAAGTGCGTGGTTCACAAGTCGATCAGCTTGCCGCGACCCTCACCCCTGAAGAGAAGCCCTTCGTTAACATGCAGAAACTGGTTGAGGAACGGTTCAAGACCCGCGATCTTACCGACATGCTGCTCCCCGACGACGAGGTTGCGGCCAACCAAGCGCAGCAATCGGCTATGACGCAGGCTCAGCAACAGCTTGCCGACCAGTTGCAGCAGGCCAACACGCGCAAGCTGCTCTCCGACGCTTACAAGAACATCACACAGGGCAACAAGAACAACGCCGCCACCGATGGAAGTCAGGTGGACACCGCGTTGAACCTGTTACAGCAAGGGGTACAACATGCAACAGGTGGAACAGGACAACCTCCGGGCGGCGCTCCAGCGGATCAAGGAGGCCAAGGGGTCCAGTCTGTATCAGGACTTCCAGACACTGGTGCTGTTCCGGCTGGACCGAGCCAAATCGGCGCTGGTGGAGGCCCCGCCGGCTGAGATGGCCCGCGTCCAAGGCGAAGCCCAAGCATATAAGAAGCTACTGGACGAATTAAAGCGTGCAACCTTCATACAAGGAGACAAATAAGCTATGGTCGATCTGCCCAACCCCACAGTAACTGCGGATGAAACGCCGCAAGAAGACGACTTTTCGGCGGCGTTTGCCTCGCTGACAGCGCCGGAAGATAATCCCGAGGCCACAGTTACTGTGACGCCGCCGGAGACGCCCGCTGTCCCGCCGGTCCAGTCTGAAACACCCACCACGCCTGTGGTGGATGACCAGACCACGTTCATCGATCCCGAGGCGGCGCTGAACCCGGCGACGCAGACCCCGGAGGCCCCCAAGCCCCCGGCGCTGACGCTCGATGACAGCTTCATCGACAAGTTCGCGCAGGCGATGCAGAATTCGCAGCCGAGACCGCCTGCCCCCGCTCAGACGGCCCCGGTGCAGCAGACGCCCCCGGCGCTGTATAACCAGCAGGAAGCGGCGTTCCTGACAGAATACCAGAAGGACTACCCTGACGTAGCGCAGGCGCAGGCGCTACAGATGCGCGCTAACAACCAAGTGCTGCTCAACCATGTGTTTCAGGAGGTCCACAAGGCGTACAAGCCCTACATGGACCAGTTGGAAGCCTTGCTTGAGGATCGTCACATGGCGAACCTCAAGACGACGGTTCCCGACTATGACGATAGTCTGGTGGACAAGGTCAGTTCTTGGGTTGAAACACAACCAGCCTACTTGAAAGCCGCCTACACCCATGTTATGGAACGCGGGACACAGGACGAAGTGGCCGATTTGGTGTCGCGTTTCAGGGCTGCTAACCCAGCCTCCGCGCAGCAGCAGACGGCAACTACCCCGGCCAAACCCGCACTACCACCAGCCGCCAAAAAAGCGGCGGCTGCGTTGGCTCCAGTCAGCGGAAAGCGCTCGGCAATTGTGACGGACGGTATCGATCCGAATGATTTCGGCTCGGCGTTCGAGCGGTATGCCAAGCAAAACTGACCTAACAGGAGCCACACATGACACAGATCACCGGATATGGCGATATTACCCCCGCGCTCGCCGCGTGGGCGAATGTTCAGATGCTGAAGCGCGCGATACCTCTTCTGCATATCGAAAAATTCGGCCAGACCTATACCTTGCCGACCAATTCGACGCAGACCGCCAAGTTCCGCCGCTACTTCCTGCAAGGTGCGGGCGGCTCGGCTGGTACGAACACGGCGGGTTCGGCGTTCTTCATTCCGGTTGCGACGACGCCGCTGGTCGAAGGCGTGACCCCCTCCGGCTCGATGCTCGCCAATCAGGACTATACGGTCCAGCTTGCGCAGTATGGCGACTTCGTCACCATCACCGATGTGGTGAATGACACGCACCCGGACAACATCTTGACGGAAGCGACGGAAATCCTAGGTGAGAGCGCCGCAGTAACTGTGGAGACGCTGCGCTACAACGTGCTGAAGGCCGGTCTGAACGTCTTCTATGCCGGCAAGGTGGCCTCGCGCTCCCTGATCGTGACGGCGATTGCCCTGACCGATCAGCGCTCCGTGACCACGGCCTTGAACCGTCAGAACTCCAAGAAGATCACCAAAGTGGTCGCCTCGACCGCCGACTTCAACACGAAATCGGTCGAAGCCAGCTACATGGCGATCTGTCATCCCGACCTCGAAAGCGATCTGCGCAACGTCGCCGGCTTCAAAGTGGTGGCCGACTACGGCCCGCACACGACGCCGTTCGAGGGTGAAATCGGCTCGCTCGAACAGGTGCGCTACCTGACCTCGACCGTCTTCGCGCCGTGGGCCGATGCGGGCGGGGCGGTTTCGACCGCCTTCCGCTCGACCAGCGGCACCAACGCCGATGTCTACCCGATCCTGATCCTCGGTCGTGACGCCTTCGGCCTTGTCCCGCTGAAGGGCAAATCGTCCATGACGCCCATGGTCGTCAATCCCAAGCCGGCGAGCGGCGATCCTCTTGCTCAGAGGGGAACTGTAGGCTGGAAATTGTGGACTGGCACGGTGATCCTGCAAGACGCCTACATGGCCCGTTTGGAAGTGGCCTGCTCGCAGTAATAACGGCGCAGCGTGGGCCGCTGAGTTGGAAATCTCGGCGGCTTACAAAGACTTCGCCAGAACGCATTAGGAGCTACGACCATGACCACCGACGTAATTGACACCCAACTCCACCTTACCGCGTTTCCGGCCCAGTATATCGGACCCGGTACGCTCATCGGCAACCCGGCGCTGCTTGACCCCGTTTCGCAGATCAACGGCTATTTCACCGGCTCCGGCAATAACGTGCAGATCAGTGCTGGTGAGGCCGTTCAGGAGGTCGAAATCTTCAACGTGACGGATAACGTGTGGTGGGTTTGGAGGCGTGGCCTCCCGGCGACCAACACGATCAAGACCGTCGCCGCTGGAACGCAAACCCTTGACACCACCAGCGCCATCGTCGTCACCACCGTTGAGGGCAAATCCGTCATTGTGCTGGCGGCAGCGGCGGTGCCGTCCGCGAAACTGATCCTCTACAAAATCGTCGGCTAACGCGCTCCCTGACGATTGGCCGACACAGGGGCAGGGTGCTTAAAACCCCTGCCCCATTTTTGTAAGAGGACGCCATGGGCGATAATGTCCGCATCGAGAAAATGGCCAACGGCTATACTATCCGCATGACCGATCCGAAGATCGTCAAGGCCAACGAAGCTCGTGATTTCAGCAAGAAGAATGCTCCCCGCTACCGCGATCCCGAGCGTGAGTTTGTCTTCACCGATATTGACAAGGTGCTGGCATGGCTTAAGCTTAACCTCGATAAAGCGCTGCCGGAAGATGACTTCTCAAGCAGCTTTGACGCATGTTGCGCCGCAGGAGACGACTAGAATGGCTGAACAAAACCAACCCCAGACCAAGAGGCTCGGTAAGCTGCCGGAGACGATCCGCATCTCGCTGGAGGACAACGACAAAATCCCGCCGACCGGCCAGTTCATCGGGATCAATGGCAAAGCCTATATGCTCAGGGCTGGCCAAGAAGTGGATGTCCCGATTGGCATTATCGAAGCCCTCGACAACGCCGTGGAGAGCGTCCCGGAACTCAATGCCTCCAATCAGGTCGTCGGGTGGCGGTCCCGGCTGCGCTTCCCCTATCGCGTCATTCGCCGCAAGCGCGGTGATGAAGAGGCCGCGTAATCATGAACCTGTCCGGTCTGCTCAGAGAGCTTCGTCACAACATGCTTCGCGACAGATCGGACTTGGTCTCAGGGCCGTCCGACCAACTGTGGGATGACGAAACGCTCGTCACCTACATCAACGAGGCCCAAAACAGGTTCTGTCGCGAGGCTTTGATCATCCGCGACAGCGCCACCCCGGCGGTCACACAGTTACTATTGGAGGCCGGACGGACGGTTTACGACCTCCACCCCTCCGTGCTTGGTGTGCTGTCGATGAAATACCCGGCGGACGCCGGCGACCTCGCCCGCGCCGGTCATGCCGTCCTTGGCACCTATTATATGCCCGACACCTATTTCTTCGACCCCGGCATATTGTCCAATCTGCCGCCCGGCAAGGTCAAGGCGTTCACCACCGATGAAGGCTTCAGCAACGACATCAACGGTTCATCCGGTGTCTCGCAGTTGCGTGTCTACCCGGTGCCGACCGCCGAGTGGGCACAAACTCTGAGCCTGCGCGTGGTGCGTGGCCCGCTTACGCAACTCACTCTCAACGATCTTGAGGCTTATCCCGACGTTCCTGCGGATCAACACATCAACATGCTTGACTGGGCGGCTTACCTCGCGCTACGTGGGGCAGATCACGATGTCGAGGATCAGGCGAGGGCTGAGGGCTTCAAAGCCGCATTTCTGGAAAACGTCGCTGACGCTCGCAAGGAAGCGATGCGCAAGTTGTTCACTCCGCTCCAGTGGGGATTTGGGAGGAACGGCTTTAGCTGGCAGGGGAACATCTGACCATGGCCGATAACCCTATTGTTGATCTTCGCCCCCGGCAGAGTTTCCAGTCGGTGCAGGACGCTTTGAACGCGGCGACAGCACAGTCCCAAAGTGACTATTACACCAACCAGCCACAGGCTCCAACTTTTCAAGGCGTTCCACCGCCAGCCGCCCCGCCAGCCGCCCCGCCAGCCGCCCCGCAGGGTGCGACGCCCGGCGACTATGCGACCGTGGCCGGTCTGGCGGCGTCACCGCTGCTCAGCAAGGGCGTCCGCAACTTCGTCGGCACCAAACTCGGGCTGATCAAGACCTCGGCTGCGGCGGCTGCGGCGGCTCCTGCCTCCCCGATACCCGGCACCAAACTCGGGCTGATCAAGACCTCGGCTGCGGCGGCTGCGGCGGCTCCTGCCTCCCCGATACCCGGCACACCACCGTCGCAGAGCGAGGCTCCAGCGGCTGCGGAAGCCCCAGCCGCTGCGGAAGCCCCAGCCGCTGCGGAAGCCCCCGCTGGCAAAGGGTTCGGTACGCGCACGGCTGCGCCAGCCGGTGAGCCGCTATTCGTTGACACCCCAAGCGCAAGCCTGAAAACGCCCGGAGGTTTTGGCAAGCGTACCCTCGCGCAAGGCGTTTCCAAGGTTGCCGGTGCGGCGGCGGAAGCGGCCCCGGCTGCGGAAACGTGGCTCGGCGCGCTCCGCCCCGGCCTTGCGGAAGGCGCAAGCGTCGCAAGTCGCATCGCGGCTCCGGTCGGCGCGGCTTACGCGCTCGCGCAGGCCACCGGACACGCTGATTACGGACCATGGGCGCAGCAGGCGATGGACAGCGGCATCGATGATCTGGCGGCACGGCAGCAAGCGGGGCTGACCGGCGCGGGACTGTGGGGAGCGAAGGCCGGATTGACCGCCAAAGTCATGGCGAACCAGTTTGCTGACAGTACCGGGTTCTCCACGCTGGTGGATAAGGGCCTTCCAGCGGTTGGAGGCTTCATTTCCGGCGCGTTCGGCGGCAACCCCAGCGCTCCGCAGCCCCCCGCCGCTGCGCCGAAGCCCGCCCCTGCCCCGCTGTCTCAGGAGGCTGCGTGGGGCACACCCAACCACCCGGCCACGCAAATCTATAAGCTGCCTCCCGCCGACTTCCGCAGCACAATCGAGGGCATGAACAATCAAGACATCCAAGCGCTAATGGGGATGATGAGGCCGCCGCAGCCCAGTCAGAACGAGCAGATGCTTCAGTCGTTGCACGCCATCTACAATATGCAGCTACAGGGTGAGCTTGCGAAAGCCGGAAATGACCCGAAGAAGCAGGCGCAGGCGTGGGAGAACCACACTCGACGGCTGTTTACGACGGAGGGCAAGGGCGTTGGCAGTATGAACCCGGCGCTCCAAACGCAGTAAGTACGGTAGTTGAGGGCGGCGCATGAATTACGATGATCTTCCGACGATGAGCAGCGCCGTTGCGGCTCAACTGGCCCCGCAACAGGCTCAGCCTGGTCTAGTTGGCTCGGCGCTGCTCAGTGGCATCCATGCCGCGCGTGCCCAGATGGGCGGCGCGGTGGAGGCGGTCGGCAAAGTCACCGGCTTGCAGGGGCTTGCCGGTTGGGGTCAGGACGTTCAACAGTCGCAAAATGAGGCGGCGCAGGAGGCGTCCAACCCGGAATACGAGGCCAACCCTTGGTCGATCCCCGGCGCGGCCTATAGCATCCTCAAAAGCCTGCCGTCGCTTGGCGTCGCCTATGGCGCAGGCACCGCAGGGCGTCTCGGGATGGCCGGCAGGCTCGGAATGAGCGCTGAGCGGGCACAAGCGCTCGGAACCGGCCTTGGAATGTTCCCCTTGGCAGTCGGCGGCAACGTGCAGGCGGCGGAACAAGCCAACAACGGCGAGCTTTCACAAGGTGACGCCGCAAAAGCGCTGGCTTTGGGCGTTCCAGAGGCGGCGGTGATGGGCTTTGTCCCGAACCGCTTGCAAAACGTGCTGCGTAAAGGCTCGGAAGGCGACTGGGCGGCGCGCTTGCTGACCGGCGCGTCGGTAAATCTCCCGCTGAACGCGGTGCAGAGCGGCTTGAACACCGCCATGACACAGTTCATGGGTGATCCGAACCGCCCGCTCGGGGATCGTGCCAACGAAATTGTCCAATCGGCGCTGGAAGGCGGCGTGCAGGGCGCGGTTATTGGCGGTCTGGCCCATGTCGTGGGTGGTCGCACCAGAGTTCCTGCGGATACGCCGACCGACGACCTTGCCAAGACCGTCGATCAGGGTCTCGCGCCTCCGGCTGAGCCGGAAGCGCCGCAGCCCAGCACTGGTGAGCCGACACCAACCAACCCTTATAAGGATAAGAACTTCATCGGCCCGCGCGAGTACGTTGGCCCGCCGCGTCCTGAAGAATATGGCCCCCCTATGCCGACATCCGGCCAGTATTTAGGGATGATTACCGGCCAACAGAGCCTTGAGGGACCGGCCAACCCAGTGGTGGGTGATGAGGGACCGCAACCGCCGTCCGGTATTGACGTTCCACAACTGGCTCGGAACCAATATACGAAGTTCGACCCACAAGCCGCGCTGCGCGAGGCGCTTGGTGGGACGCCACAGGGTGAGGCGCTTCACGTCGAGCAGGAGTTGTCAGCCCCTAAGCGGACTGTCGATGAGCAGCTTAGCCACAACCTTGGTGGGGCGCTGGAAAGTGGGGTGCCGGCTGACGTACCTCCTGTCCGGTCGTACTCCCCGAATGAAATCCGGGCTGCGATGCTGGAGGCTCTTGGTGGTGTGCCGAAGGGTGATCTCATCCACCTAGAGCAAGAGACCGCCAAGCCGACCAGCAATAATCAAGTGCAGCGCCAGCTTGGGCAGACCATGCTCGACAACGGGTCCACTACGGCCCCCAGCATAGAGAAGGCCAAGTGGCCGGAGGGCATGACATCCCTGACAGGCGATGAGGCCGGCACGCCCCTGCACGTCGATCAAGAGGTAACACCGAAAGCCAACGGTGCGGAACTTCTGCGCGCACTCGGCATCCAATCGCTGGAAGGTGGCGGCGAGCCGTTGGAGCGCGGGAAATTCGTGTTCTCCCCGAACGAAATCCAGCAGCATTTAGAGGAGGCGTTCGGCGCGGATCGTGCGCCACCCAAGGCGCTTCACGTCGATCAGGAACTTGGCCGACCGTCCAAGGACCACCAGACGTTCCCCACGACTGTAGGGGATGATGGGCAGATCACGACTGTACTGAATACCGACAAGACCAGAACACATGCAGAACGCCAAGGCCCCATCGCGCCTGCGTCCAACGAACCCCCACTGCGTAACATGGAGTTGTTCACTCCGAAGGAGATGGGCGAGCGTGGTAATGCTGCGCGCGAGATGCAGCGCAAGCTCTATGACGAGCTTGGCACCAAGCAGCCCAACGCCTTCGTGGACAAGTTGACTGCGACCAGCGAGCCGGAACTGGTCCACACCTTGCGTACCGAGATTGCACAGTACCCTGAAGGCAAGGCGCTTCCCGGCTGGCTTCAGAAGCTGGCGTATGATCGAGGTTTGGTCAACGCTGACGGCTCTCCGCGTGACATCCGCGCTGAGAGCGACGCCGCAGCCAAGAAGGCGGCAACGCTGCGCGCCAACGGCGCTGAAAAAGAAGCGCGGCTTCAGGATGTCGTTGCGCTGAAAGGCATTGACACCGAGGCAGGCCGCGTGGCGTCCGACAACGCGGCGAAAGCCAGAACCACGTCCGAGAGCATGGCCAAGGTGCAGGACGCCAAAGTGGCCGAGCTTGCGCCGCTGATCAAGTTGCACGACGACGCCCACGCGATCACCAAGCACCCACTATTGGAAGTGCCGGAGATGATCGCCAAGCGCGGCAACGCGGCGCACACGGAAGCGTGGCAGAACATGATGGCGCTGGCCAAGTCGGAAGACCCGAAGTTCGCCAAGCGTGCGCTCGACGCAGCCGGCAAACTCCGCAGAGGCGAGAGGGGCGCGCTCAGCGTCGCCCAGCGTGTGGCCAACGAGTACACGCGGCGCACAACCCCTAAGGTTGTAGAGAAGAAGCCTGTAACGCAGGACAACGTCGAGGCCAACCGCGCTGCGAACGATACATCCCCTACTCCGTCAAAGCAGGACGCGCCGCCCGATACGTCGATCACCAAGGATCAAGCTGAGCATATTGCTTCGGATACAACCTCCACGGCTGCACCGGAAGTCACCAAGAAAGCCCCAGTCGCGCCCGGCGCGAATGACCCCAACATTGTGCGTCAAGAGCGCGCCAAGCTGCTCAAGCTGAACGACGATGAGTTGAAGAACAGCTTCCTCACGGAAGGACAGCACAACCTCGCGCTGAACGCCAAGGGCCGTCCCGAGGGCGCTCCCACAGTTACTGCGAGAATGGAAGCGATCCTAGAGCAGTTGAAGGCGCGGCATATCGACCCGGCGGAAATCAAGCCGGCTGAGACCGCCCCGCCCGAGGCTGAGATGCGTGTGCGCGACCAACTGGAGGCCAAGCCTGAACAGATCGCCGCCGGTCTGGCCAAGCGTGAGGCGGACAAAGCGGCGGCTACCGCCCGGCGGCTGGAGGGCATCCAGAAGGGCAGACTGGCCGAGACCTCCGGTGGCGATACCACCACGGTCAAGACCCGGCTGGGCGGTGCCGGCAAGCAGAAGCCGACGCTGGCGGAAGTCGATCTGAACCGCAAGGTGCCGGTTGGCGAGAAAGACCCAGTGCAGCGCAAGGCGCAACTCGATGCGATGCTGGCCAAGCAGAAAGACACGCTGAAGACGATGAACCCTCCCGGCGTCCGCACGGCGGCGGATGCGGCGATTGAGCGCTTAGTGACAAGCGGCGACGACGCCAAGGGCATCATGGGGCATCTCGCGGAGAACGGCTCGACCAGATTTGCTCAGAAACTGTTTGGCAGGCTTCAGAAGCTTGGCATCAACCCGGAAATCAAGTTCGGCACGCTGGAGGACATCAAGGCCGACGATCCGACCTTTGACGGCGACAAGGGAACGTCGGCGGCGTTCAACAAGAACACCAACACGATCTGGCTGTCGGATCGCTCGAACCTTGAGCAGAACCTTCTCCATGAGTCGGTCCATGCGGCGACGCACAAGCTGATCGACCAGAACCACCCGCTGGCGGCGAAGTTGCAGGCGGCGTTGGAGCAGGCCAGAGCGGCGGTCAAGGATCGCAACATTGGAGACATCAACGGCCTCGACAACCTTCACGAGTTTATGGCGGAAGCGTTCTCCAACCCGGCGTTCCAGCATCTGTTGGAGAGCATCCCTTCGGCTGAAAAGCAGACCTTGTGGGGTCGGATCAAGAACGCGCTCGCCAGAGCGTTCGGTCTGTCCGAGACGCACGCGACGATGCTCGATGACGTGATGCAGCATGGCACCGAATTGATGGACGCCCATCAGGGCTATCCGGCGAGACCCGGCTCAATCGAGGACACCAACAACCAAGCCGTGACGCTGGCCAAGCGCGCCGACGCCTTGCAGGATCAGGCGTACAACTGGCTGCGTGAAAACGGTCTCGGCAAAGCGAACATGACCGCCGAGACCCAGAAAGTCGTGCTGGGCTTCAACACCATGACCGGCATTGTGCGCGCGTACAGCCACATCCTGCCGACGCTCGAACACGTCGCACAGTCGTGGAGAGACCGCGACGTGCTGAAGGGCCGCATCAACCAGATGCACCGCTACGCGATGGATGGAGCATCGAAGCTTGACCCGGCCTCCAAGGGCTGGCTTCAGCAGTTGATGGGCTACACGCGCTTCGGGATCGACCCGATGAAGGGCTGGAAGGAACACCCTCACCTACATAACGAGAAGAACGCCAAGGCCCTTGAAGCTATGGTGAATGAGGCCAACAAGCTCTACATCGATAGTAAGCGCGCCAATCCCGCGATTGCCGACGTGTACGAAAAGCTGAAGGCGTCGAACCGCGCTGACTACAAGATGATGAAGGCGGTTGCGCTTCACAACTATCTCTTGGGCGCGCACCCGGAAATCAACGATCCGGCGTTCCAAGCCAAGATACTGCGCGACAATCCGCAACTTGGGCGCGACCCGAAATTCAACGTCAAGATATTCGAGCGCTCGCCCGGCGATGTCTATCAGCACGACGCTACGGGGCTTCACGAAGACCCGATTGCCGCCGACAAGTTCTGGGATGAACATCTCAAGAGCCAGATGGAGGTTGCGAAGGCGTTCAACGATGGCTTGGGTGAGAACCTGAACCACGTTGATAAGACCATTGCGTCGAAAGCCAAGAGCAACCAAGACGATCTGTCGGCGCTCCTGAATGCGGTCAACAAAGGTCTGGAGCAGATCAAGACCGCGCCCTACTTCCATGAGGGACGTGACGGCGATTATTTTGTGTCTGGCCATCTCAACCTGAAGGACGGCCAACTCATCCCGGAGCAAGTCGCACGCTTCCAGAAGCGGTTGGAGGATGCGGGCTTCGGCCACCTTGGGATCAGCCGTGTCGGTGAGAACCCAACAATCTTCATGCGTGTGGAGAACGCCGATCAAGCCAAAGCACTGCACCAAGTGTTTTTGGACGAACACAAGTCAGGTCCGAACTCGGCGCTGAACGCCGAGCAGGAGGTCAAAGCCGGGCTGCTCGACCGTGATCAGATGTTTGAGAAGATCGCGCCCGGCTATTTGAAACGCTTGTCGGACATGGTGCGGACATCCTCGGCCTTTGAGCCGCCGGAAGGCGCGACCAACGACGTTGTCAAATCGCTGGCCCACGCGAAGGGACAGGTTGCGCGCGAGATGCAGCGCCAGTACATGAACATGCTGTCCGACACCAACATCAAGAAGGTCGAAGCCACGCGCGAGAAAGTGCAGGGCTGGAACAAGGACATGCTGAAGAACTTCGATCATCGCGCTCAAGTCTCAGCCAGCGCCCTGTCGAACACCGTCTCGCAGCACACAGTAACTGCGGCGTTCACCGCCATGAAGAATGACATCAAGAAGCTTCATGCAGGGGGCGACATCGGGAAAGCCATCTCGGCGCAGAACGTGTTTGCCGAGCTTACGCGGCGTGAGGTTGAGCGGTCGTGGAACACCGAGCAGTCAATGTGGGATATGGCCAGAAGCGTCAATCATAGTTTCTATCTAGGCGCTTCAGTTCCGTACATGCTGGAGCAAGTGTCGCAGCTTGGCACCAACCTGTTGCCGGAGCTTGGCAAGCATCACGGCTTTGTGTCAAGCGGCAAGTCAATTGGTAAATCGACCGGCATGGCCCTCAAGATCATGCGGGCGGTGGCTTCGACGCCGCACGGTCTCGATGCGACGATCACCCCGCAGGCGCTGGCCGCAGCCAAAGTGCCGCCCGATGTCGCCAAGTTCATCATGGGCTGCGTCAACCGGGGCGGCGTCGATCTGAACAGCTTCACCCGCTACATGCAGGGCGACCACGGCGACACGGCCACAGTAAGTGGGAAGCTGAAGCGGTTCCAGAAATATATGAACTCGACAGCGCTTTACGCCGAGACGTTTGCGCGCGTGGTCGCCATGCTGGCGGCGAAAGATCTCCACGAAAAGGCCAGCCCACAAGTTCAGGCGAAGCTCGGCAGCAAGGAGAACTACGTCGATCATGTGGTGCGCGAGGCGATGATGGATTGGCAGTCGTGGAACACGTCACGCCAGCTATCGAAGACCAGCCAGATCGCAGGCAGGGCGACGCCGCTGATTCTGTCGTTCTCTGGCTATCAGACCCAGATGATCGAGAAGCTATACACCGAGTTTCATACGGCGTTCACCAAGGGCGCGTCCAAGGAGGATGCGGCGGCGTCGAAGCGGTTCCTCGCCGGCCATCTGGGCGTGATGACGTTACTGGCCGGCACTATGGGGATGCCGGCGGCGAGCTTCCTGACCGGCGCAGCCAACAGGCTCTCCAACTTGCTGACTGGAAAGGACGATTTCGATTATGATGCGTCCTACCGGGGCTTCCTCGCGGATATGCTCGGCAAGGACTTAGGCGGGGTTGTCGCCAAGGGTGTGCCTCATGGGCTTGGCCTTGACCTTTCGGACCTCGGTGATCAGAAGCTGATCCCCGGCACCAGCTTCGTGCAAGACAGGCGTAAGCTTCACGACAGCATGAACGACTGGGCGGCGAAGGCGCTAGGCTCTCCCTTCGCCATGGCGGCCAATTTTCTGGACGGCGCGCAGGATATGTCCAACGGCCTAATCCTGCCCGGCCTTGTGAAGATGCTACCTCACGGCGCTAGGGCACCGTTGGATGCGTATATGCTATCCCAGAACGGCTTCATCGACAAGAACGGCACCAAGAAGCCGCTGACCGCCGATGGCTCTGACGTTGCGCTCCACTCACTTGGCTTCAAAGGCACTGACGAAGTCGAGTACAACGACAAGATGCGTACCGCCGAAGGGTTGAAGGAGACCCGGTCCACGCGCGAGCAATATATCAAGCAGAGGATGCTCTACGCGCGCTCGACCGGAGACCAGAGCGCTTATGCCTCGGCTATGCACGACGCTCAAGTATTCGGACAAGATCATCCCCAGCAACAGATCATGCCGACCATGGATGGCACCATTTCAAAGTTGCTTAATGAGGAGGCTGTCGCTAGGAACTTGCAAGCCCCACTTGGTTTTGGCATGAGAGAGAAACAAATCCGTGATACGGTCGGAAAATACTGATATATCATAACCGCGACACAGGAACCTCATCATGGCCTCGCTCAACAAATTCAACGTATTCGTTCAGGACTTGGCGCAGAAGGTCCACGATCTGGCGACTGACACGCTCTATGTGATGCTGACCGACACCGCGCCGGTCGCGACCAACACTGTCGAATCCAACATCACTGAAATTGCTGCGGGCAACGGCTACACGGCTGGCGGGTTGCCGATCACCACTACAAGCTGCACCCAGACATCCGGCACGTTGAAGCTGGTGCTAGCCAATCCAGCGTCATGGACGGCGACGGGCGGCGCGATTGCCCAGTTCCGCTACGCCGTCATCTACAATAGCACCCCAACCAGCAAACCCTTGGTGGGTTGGGCGGATTTTGGCACCGAACTGAACCTCACCACCGGCGAGGTTTTCAGCGTGCAGTTCGACCAGACCAACGGCGCTCTGACGCTCGTTTAATAGTTACTTTGGAGACGCCACCATGACAAAAAGCTTTTTCGATCTGGTGCGCGTCCATACCGCCACCACTGGCACCGGCACGATCACGCTCGGCAGCGCGGTGTCGGGCTTCCTGAGTTTCGACGTTGGCGCGAATGGCGGGGCGAACATCCCCAATGGCGCGGTTGTGTCCTACGGCATCGAGGACGGCGCGCACCGCGAGACCGGCGTCGGCGTGCTGACGATCAGCGGCACCACTTTCACCCTGACCCGCAGCGTCAAATTCAGCACGACCTATGTGTCCAACGCGTTCGCCCCGATCAGCCTGTCAGGCTCGGCGGAACTGTTCGTCACCGCCATTTCCGACGATATGTCGCTGTTTGAGACTGCCGCGCCCAACTTTGCCCCGCAGGTGCCATTTAAGTACCTCAAAGTCTATCTTGGGGGTGTATGGGCGATCACGCTTAGCACGTTGGTCGCATACGACACGACCAGCACATTGCAAACCCCATCTGGCTATACTGTGGCTGGCACTACGCAGAGCCTGCCGTGGTCCGACACGCTTGAGAACGGCTACGCATCCATCGTCATGGCGTTCACGACGCCAGTCATCCCCAGCGCCATCGGCTACACCCTCAATGCCTCTACTGGATTCCCAGGGCCGGCGATCATTTCAGGGTCGAACGATAGCCAGAACTGGACACTCGTCGGTACACTCCCCGTCGCTGGTGACACAACCGCGCATGTCACGTCGATCATCTACCCGACGACCAACTACATTACGCATGTCAACGATGCGTTTGATGTCAAGGGTGTTCCGACAGCGGGCCAGACCCTTGCGTGGAATGGTACGGATAACGCGTGGGAGCCGCATACGCCGCTGGACATCGTTGCGGACGGCATATTGACGCTGAGCGACCCATCTGCCGCAAGGTTTTGGCGGCTTGGGAGCTTGACCAATACCAACGCCACGGTTGCTTTGGCGGAAGTCGCGTTCCATATCACTACCGGAGGCTCCCCCGTCACGGCGACTTGGTCCGCGTCGTCTTCGTATGCCAGTAACTATGGACCATCGTACCTAGGCGACGGAAATACAAGCACGGCGTGGGCGTCGAGCGGGGCGGGCACCACCGGGCTTGAGTGGGTGCAAGCCGATTTAGGGACTTCGGTCCGACCTGTCGAGGTAGAGATTTGGGCGCGGGCGGATTATATCTCTCAAGCGCCTGTATCGTTTCAGTTGCTCAGTTCGCAGAATGGCGTTGACTGGACAGTCATTCTATCCGAAACGTCGCTGACATGGGCCAGCAACCCGACGACGTTTACACTGCCGTCGTCCTCGCCGCCGCAGCTTTCGCCCTACGTAGCGCTGGATAACCTGAGCAATGTTGGGTCCACCGCGCCGACAGATGGGCAGATGCTGATATGGTCGGCCAGCGCCAGCAAGTGGGTTCCGGGACCGACAATGCCTACCGACACGACCAGTGGCGACACCTACACGCTGCAATATATCGTCGGCACCGGCCTTGAGTGGGTATTTACCTCCAGCGGTGGGGGAGGCGACAGCTTCACGGCTGCAACCGGCACCTATGACAGCGCAACCGTTTCGGGCTTTGTGTCGGCGGCGCGCACTGGCGGGGCGGCGATTGGCGCGCTCGCCACCACCACCTTCGGCTCGAATGAGATCGAGGGCGTTTACACCGCTAGTGGTAGCCTGACCTTGCTGATCGCCAACGGAACAAGCAGCGCGATCACCGGCATAACCAGCATCACCGTGCCCGGTGTCACCGGGACGTTCACCCTCTCCAGTGCGACCGCAACATTCATGGTCGCTGGGTATTGGCAACTTGTGTGGACCGCCTCCGGCACCGCTACGTCCGGTACACTCACAGTAACTTAAGGAGCGAACATGGGGTTACGCGAGAGCTATATCATCGCCAAGCTGAACGCCACGCACGAACTGAACATACGGCTGATTGAGGGGTGGTACGACAAGCTAAAGCGCCTGTGGACCATCCGCATCGCGGTGTTTTGGGTGGGTCTGTCGGCGTTGGCCGGCGTGTGGGGCGCGCTGGTCGGCACCATTCCGAACTGGGTCTACGTCACCGGCGGCATCCTCATGAATGTGTCGCTGGGCATCGCCCGGCTCTTGAAGCAACCGGGGGTAGACGAATGAGCGATACTGTTCGGTCTGCGAGCATTAGGAGCCGGCTGCGCTCCGGCTCAATTGTGGCGGCGGTCGTCGTGCCGTTTGTTGGCGGGTTCGAGGGTCTGCGCCAGACCGCCTACCCCGATCCGGCGTCGCATGGCTATCCGTGGACCATCTGCTACGGCCATACGGACGGCGTCAAGCGCGGCGATCACGACAGCATTGGTGAGTGCAAACAGTTACTATTGTCTGACCTCGAAAAAGAAGGTGCTGGAATTGACCGCTGCATCACCTACCCCACCACCGATGGACAAGCCGTCGCCTTCCTTTCTCTCGCGCATAACATCGGTACTGGAGGCTTTTGCCGGTCCTCGGTCGCGCGTGATTTCAACGCCGGTCGCACCAAGCAAGCCTGCAACGACCTCCTTAAGTTCGACCGCGCCGCAGGCATTGTTTTCCCCGGTCTCCAACGTCGTCGCCAAGCTGAGCGCAGGCTTTGCTTGGGCCAAGCAGAGGATTAAACCATTGCTCGCTTTTTTCATGCCTTACATCGCCCCGGCGATCACCGTCCTGTTGTTGATCGTCGCCATCGTGGCGGTCATCTACGTACCGTCGCCGTTCAAACACTACGTCATCGATGCAGCCATCATCGGCGCGGTGGCGGCGCAACTCTATACTTTCGGCTATGAGGCTGCGAAAGAGGTCTATGAGGCACAACTTAAAATCCAGCAACAGGCATTTGACCTTCAGATCGATGACTTCAACACCGAGAGCGAGAAAGCCGTGCTGGCTGCAACCGCCAAGGTGAAGGCCGAAGAGGAAGCCAATACCGCCGCGATCAAGAAAGCGCTGGACGAACAGGCGGCGGCGGCAACTGCCAGTGATGCCGTTTACAAGGCCGCGCTAGGGGAAATCTCCAAGGCGCAAGGCGATGCCGACCAGCCGGCTCCGAGACTGATCATTGAAGCCATAGGAGCGAAATAATGAAGCCCACATGGACCTTGCCGCTGCTCCTGCTCACCGGCTGCGCGAGCGCCCCGGAGCCGGCTAAAATCGTCATTACGGCCCCACCAGTGGTCGAAAAAAAGTTACTGCGGGACGTGGTGCCGACCAGTCTGCTGGCCTGCCAGATCGAGCCGGACGGCTTTGGCACGAAGACCATTCGACAGTCGGCGGAATATATTCTCGACGTGAAAAAAGCTGGGCGTGACTGTCGCCAAAAGCTGGGGAGTGTGCGAAAGATCATTCAAAGCGAGCAGTGAAACATGCGAGACTTTGATGATGGAATATTTGTCGCAAGTTACAGGCTGGATCGCAGCGAACGCGGATAGTATCCGCTCAACTATCGCGGTACTGTCTCCCGTACTATCCTCATATATAACGTGGAAAGTCGCCAAGTATAGCATCAAGCAAGACGGTCTGGACCGTTCGCGACGCCAAATCTCCGCCAACCACACCGAGACAGCGCAGCAAACAGAAGCCCTCACGCATCGTTTCCAAGCCATCTTCGACGCATCTCAGGCGTTGAACGCTGACCTGAAGAGAGAGATGGGGCTGCTACGTAAGGAGGCTGCGGAGTGGAAGGAAGAAGCCCATGATCTACGTGAGGAAGTTATTCGCCTACGTAAGCTGCTGGATCGCTACCGAACCGTATGCGCTGGTTGTCCTAAGATTGTTGACCTCATAATGGACGATACCCATGCCTAAACCGCCGCCAGCCCCTGAGACACCGCCGATCATATTCAGCAAGTTCAATGGGCTGGTGAACACAGTTACTGCGGAGCGGCTGGACCCGTCCGAGTTACGATCTGCGGTCAATATCGATCTGGACGACAGGTCACAGGCTCACCGCCGCCGAGGCTATACGCTTAAGCTGAGCGGTGACTGTCACAGTTTATATGAGGGCAAATCAGGCACATACGGTGTGGTGAACAACAACCTATGCCTGATCAACCCAAATTACACGACTTTTGTCCTTAAAGCAGGGCTGAACTCCGATCCGAGCGCCGGGCTTGCGCCGCTATGCTACGTCGAGATTGGTGACACGATCTACTATTCCTCGGCTACTGATAGCGGGAAGATCGTGGGTGGCGTGGTGCTACCGTGGGGTGCGCAGGACGACAGCGGATTTTGGCTGTCGCCGGTTATCAACCCAACACCAACTCTCGCAGCTATCAAAGGGCGTCGCTATGCAAAAGTGCCTATGGCTACAAGTATGTGCTACTTCAATGGGCGCATCTACATGGCAGATGGCAACGTGTTGTGGGCTACGGAACTGTATCTCTACGATTACGTCGATAAGACCAAGAACTTCCTCCAGTTTGAAGGTGAGATTACACTTGTGGGCCAAGTGGGGGATGGTATCTACGTCGGCACTGACGAAGGTCTTTGGTTCCTGCAAGGCCCCACGTTCCCCCTGAAGCGCTCGCGTGTGCAGGACAGCCCTGTCATCCCCGGCTCCATGGTGGACATCCCGGCTGAACTTGCGAACCCACCACAGGTTCAGGGTGACGCTGACACGCCGATCAAAATATCCATCGCCTTCATGACGACCACCGGCTTCTGCGTGGGGGAGGACAGCGGGCAAACGACCAACTACACAGAAGACAAGTTCATTTTCCCTGAGTTGGTACGTGCAGCCGCACACTGGCATCGACAGGATGGGATGAACCAGTATATTGTCGTGGCCGACAGCGGGGGCACGCCGACCAGCACTGCTCGCATTGGGGATTACGTCGAGGCCGAGTTGATCCGCGCCATGGATAACGTCAAAGCAGTTGGAGAATACATGCTGCTAGGCGATCAGTTAGAAGTTGGAACCGGATACCTGTTCAGAGAGCGTGCAACCATCGGTGACACCATTGGTGTTACCTACATCCCAGCGGAGTGAGAACATGAACTACCACCAGAAAGACAACGGTATCTACGTTCCGATCAAGGACTTGATCACCAAGGGGCGCTACCACGGTGTGCTGATCCGTGAGGGCGAGGTGATCGATGAGTGGGAGGACAACAATGTTGTCACCAACGAAGGCATCAACTCGATCCTGAATGTCTATTTCGGCGGCGCGACGCAGATCACGGCGTGGTATCTCGGCCTGTTCGGCGGCAACTACGCCCCGGTCGCGACCGATACCGCCGCGACTTTCTCCACGTCCGCATCGGAAAGCACGATCTACACGGCCTCGACCCGTCAAACGTGGGTGGCCCCTAGCGGCGGCGCTTCCGGCCAGTCAACGACTAATACCGCGAGCCGGGCCGCGTTCACATTCAACGCCGCCGGAACGATCTACGGGGCCTTCCTCCAGTCCTCGGCGGTGATCAGCGGTTTGACCGGCGTGCTGGTCTCGGCAGCGCAATTCTCAAGCCCCAAGACTGTGGCGGTCAACGATCAGTTGTTGCTCTCCTACACGTTCTCGGGCGCATCGGCTTAATCTCGGCGCTGTCACGCGAAACGCCAGCAGTTGAGGTTAACGGCCCGCAGTGTTCACACGCTGCGGGCCATGTTGCATCGAGGCCCAAATGACGTACTCTCCCGGAGCGCTCGGCCAGTTCGCCCTTGGCCAAGGATCACAAGGCACAGGTCTCGTCGTCTCCGGTGGTACGACGACGGCTTATATCGATCCAGCCATGATCGTTTTGACCTTGGAGCCGATAACCAGCGCGAGCAATGTGTTCGTGCTGGCGATCAGCCCAGCAGCGTTCGTAGTTACTGTTGGAACCCTAAACCCCCACTTCAGCAATGCGATCTTACCACTGGCCACGGCTATAATCCATGCCAACGCCGCAAACATATTGCTGATTACACCAAGCAACATGGCGATAACCGAGGGCATGGTTGTACGTAGCTACGCATTTCCGGCTCTCGGCGTGGCGATAAGCCAGAGCGTGGCGCTGCATGGAGAAGATGCGTTCTCGATGGTCTTTTCGCAGACCGTAAGAGGCGAATTACTTCTCAAGGCGGCAAACCTTCAAACCATGCTGTTCGGCCTGACATACGCCGAACATGCAGTGTTCAAGGCGGTTATGACATGCGGGTTCCCGGTCGCAGTGAACCAGACACTTGACATCTCCACAACGCTGACAGTGGCCATCGGCGCGGTGATCCTCCAACGCCTGTCGGTCAAGGCGGCTGCGCTGCCGCAGGCGACCTACAACCTCGCGGTGGCGCAAGTGTTCCGTCTCTATGCCGGGCTTGCCAAGTTCTTCGGCGGCGACATCCACGACAGACTTGGAGTAGGGGCGACCGCCTCACCACAATTACTGCATGTGCTGGCTTTGACGCAGAACCTGTCGCTGAGCGCGGCGCTGGCAGAGACGCTGTTTATTCGTGTCGATTTGCAGGCCGGCGTCAAGCTGGAGGACACGACCGTCCTGCATATGCTGTTCAGCGGGGCGATCACCGAAGGCATCGCCATCAACGCGGCCTATGTGGACCCGACCGGCACGATCACAACATGGGTGATCAACACCCGCAACAACTTCGTCACCGAATACAAGAATTGGAACTTCAACAGCTTCGCGAAGCTGAACCGACGCTACATCGCGGCCAACCGGGATGGCATTTATGAACTGACAGGAGACACCGACGCTGGAGCGCTGATCCACGCACGTATTGGAGGTAGTACATTCCAGCCGAATGGCTCACAGTTCGCAGGCATGAAAGCAGCCTACTTAGGGATGCGCGCTCCCTCTGGTGCAAGAGATATGTTCCTCAAGATTGTCACAGATGGTGGGACCGAATACGTCTACCAAATCAACACCCAAGACATGAGGACCACGCGCGTCAATCTTGGCAAGGGGCTGCGCTCCAGATATTACGCTTGGGAACTGATTACCGGAGGCTCAGACTTCGACCTCGACACCATCGAGTTTTTACCCTTGATGCAGCAGAGACGTATTTGATGTTCCAGCCGCCGATCCAAAGCCCCTACGACAACGGCTGGAAGGTCATGAACCAGCCGCCCTCGGTGCAGATCAAGATCAATACTACCCAGTGGGACGCAAGCCTCACAGATATGAGCGTTGACACTGAGGCAACCAATATTCTGGCTCGATATTATGGCGAGCTATCACAATTCGTCGCGTCCTGCCGTCAGGCGAGGGACTTAGGCGGGATACACAACTACACGTCATTCAGAGATTGGCCACAGATCAGCGTAGCATACTATAGCGTCAATCAGACCGAGTTAGTGACTGTAGGGATCACACCAACGAATACTGGGTCGCAGGGCAAAGCACCTAGCGAGGCTGGTAACACGTTCGACATTAAATGGAGCTTCATATCGTTCCCGTACCCAGGTATGACGCAGAATGGCGGGACGCTCGTACCCGAGGGGCTACAGTACAACGGTGTGCAATATATCTATGATCCGGGGTTCAGCCCAAGCGCTCCCGGCCCAACGTCGAAGGTGGACGCCACGACCGGTGTCATATCCTGCAAGGCCCCGATCCTGACGCCTGACTTGAATTACATGCTGACGAGCGTCATAAGCACCGATGGAGAGACGGCGGCGCAGCAGGCGGAACAGTTACTATTGTCACAGATGGTGGGCACACGCCGCATCCCGACCGTCAAGCAAGTGGACAATAGTGGTGTGGCGCTACCGTCCGATCAGCAATGGTTAGGGTACACCGAGGACTTGTGGACCAAGAACCTCGGCGCGTCGGCCATCGCGACAACGCCGCTGTCTGGAACGCAATATTGGGAAGTGCAGATTGTCTCGCTACCCCGGAACAAAGTTCCAGATAACTTCAACGTCCCGTTGGAAATCGTTCACGAAACCGGGGCGGACGGCGTTGTGGTGAGCGGAACTGAGTGGGATGGTAGCCTCATTACGTCGCCACTGGAGAACTTCGGGGCGCAAGGCGCTGACTGGACGTGGGACGCGACGCTCGATGCGTTCCTGACGCCCGCCATCGGCGTATGTCCCGGCTATTTCCTGCCGGATGACCTGTTGCCGGGAGACCCTACAGCTAAACCGAGGCTATTCAACGATTATGGCCGATTGCTTGGTATGGACCAAGCGCTTGATGTCCTGAGCGGCAATCTCTACGACCGCGCCCGGTCAGTTTATGTTGTTGCCTTGAGCGTAGACAACAACACCTATAAAATACAAACTTGGGTGCAAGGAAATTGGCAGCTTATCAATGGCTCAACCGCGACATTGTATGGCACCGATAGCTTCATCACAGACCCTCCGCCGGGTGGTACACCGTGGCCGAACCCAAAAGTGGATTTCAGGGGTTACAAGGCGGTAAGTAGCGTGGGCATATATACGGGCGTCGCGGACCCACAAAATATTCCATTTACCGCCACTACCGATGGCCAGGTTATGCAGCTTACCGAACAGACAGAAGTCGATAACTGCTTCAACGGTATCCCGAATAATGTTGTCTCCGGATCATATACACAGGGCATATCATTCGGGCCGTACCCTGTGACGGATTACTACGCACCAGCATCCGGCCCGAATGGTGGCACCGGGCTTAAGTTTAGTAGTCTTGGCACTAATTCACTTACGACCACAGTCGTCATAGATGCGTCTATTCACGAGACCCACCAGACATATGTCACACCGATCAACTGGACGTCTACGCCGCCCGGAACCTACTTTCAGTGGAATAACCAGACGTGGGAGTGCGTCGGTGTTGATGGTACGGATATGGGTGATGGTACGGATATAGGTGACGGCATCCTTACACATATGGCTGGGAGATACTTATCCCCAGTAAGCATACCCATGATATTTGGTGAGATTGGCACGCTTTACCCTCTACAGTCCGGCCAAACGGACGACGCATGGATCGCCCTCTATACGTCAAGGTATCACACGCCAGCGTTTATCGGACGGATAGATTGCCTGCACCAAGGACCATACCACGAAGGCGATGATAGCGGTAGAGGTAGCGGTATAACCTACTACGACGGCGATGGTAGCGATAGCAGCATATTCAGCCTAGGGCCAAATGCTACATCCGCCATGTCGGTTCAAGGGTGTTACACTGGTGTTGATCTTGGCGATCTTGTGAACGGCGACACCGTCATGATCGCCACCGACGCTGACCAAGGCTACATCTGGTTTGGTAAGAACGGAAAGTGGTATGGCAAGACAGGGATGCTTGACCCGGTCTACGATGGCCCAGCGCATGGGACGCATTGGGCGGCAGTGATGGACGGCTTCACCAAGTCAGCCTACCCAATCACGTCACCGACTGGGGCTTGGGCGCGGGCGACGGCGAAGCCGCAATATTTCCCCTGTGTGTCGTACCGGCTCGGCCCCGGTGAGGTCAAGATTGTGTTCGATAAGGCCCAGCTGAAATACCCGCCGCCAGCCGGGTTTAAGGTTTACGGGCAAGCTGCCGCAGGGTAAGTTCCACAGTAACTACGAGGGTTCCATGGCCATCTCCGTCAACCTACCGAACGTCAACCCAGTCACTTTCGCGTGGCCCCAGACGTTCGCTCTGCCGCAGACCGTGTCCTATGCTGGCGTGCAGGCCATTGCCGGGAGCATGGTCTCCAGCGCGGAGGACTTCATGGACCAGTTGGGCAATGCCGGCTGGTTCGTCGCGCCGACCATCAACCCAAAGTTCCCGGACCTCGCCAGTGCGCCCTCGACCAGCGCACTGGCCGCACCCAATCTGCGTGATCCGTCATGGGTGGTGCCGGCGGCTCCGGCGGCGTTCACGACGCAAGCCCCGGACATCTCCAAGCTGTTGCCCGGCCCCTTCACAGGCGCTGCGCCGATCCCGGTGTTCGGCTCTGCCCCGCTGCCAGATTTCGGCTCTGCCCCCGTCAGCCCCAGCATCGATCTGAATTTCACCTACCCAACGCTGAGCATCAACATCCCGGCTGCGCCATCCCTCATGAGTGTGGGGGTTGTCCCGTTCGGCGGTGTGACCCTGCCGACCTTCAATGCGGCAGCGCCCATACTTACCGTGGCGTCGCCCAATATCCTCGCCTACGGGCCTGAGACCATCTTTGTCTCCACCCTGTTGACCTCGCTGGAGAACGACCTGAATACCGCGCTCACCACTGGGCAGGGGCTGGTCGTGGGCGGGCAAGTCGAGGAGGCTCTGTGGGACAGTGCCCGCGAGCGTGAGTATCGCCAGCAGGGCGACGCGCTGGCTGATCTGGATCGCATGGAAGCGCTCGGTTATGCCCTGCCGCCCGGCGTATGGGTTGACGCAAGGCTCAAAATCCAGACCGAGACCAACAACACCATCGCCGGGTTGAGCCGGGAAATCATGGTGCAGCAGGCCAAAGACCTGTTGGAAAACCTCAAGCAAGCGCGCCAGATCAGCACCGATCTGGAGGCCAAGCAAATGGACTATGCCAACCAAGTCGCGCAGCGCTCATTCGAGAGTTGCAAGATGGTGGCCGAACTCGGCGTGCAAGTCTACAACGCCAATGTCGAAGCCTACAAGGCCAACATTCAAAGCTTCCAAGCGCAGGCGCAAGTGTTCGACACACTCATGCGTGGGGCGCAAACCAGCGTGGATATCTACAAGTCTGAGATTGAGGCCGAGAAGATCAAGGTCGATATGAACAGCGCCGTTGTTCAGCAGTACAGCGAACTGATCAAGGCGCAGGGTCTGTTCGTTGACATCTACAAGGCCGAACTTGGCGCAATCGAGACGCAAGCCAATCTCCAGAAGACCGTGGTTGAGGCTTACTCCGCGCAAATCCAAGCGTTCATAGGGCGGGTCAACGCATACTCATCCGAGGTTGAAGCCTACAAGGCGCAACTGGAGGCGCAGCAGACCATCTCCAATATCTTCAAAACTCAGGTTGATGCTTATACCGCGACCGTGCAAGCTGGCGCATCTGAGGCGACGGCTACCATTGAGGGGTACAAGGCCGAGATTAGCGGCTACACGGCAAGCCTAGACGCCTACCGCGCCGCTATCCTATCAATGGGCGAGCAGGCCAAGGCCGGCGCGGAATACAACCAAGCCGCCGCCGACGTGTACCGTTCCGAAGTCCAAGCCTACGTCGGATACGCCAATATCCTCACTGAGCAGTGGAAGGCGCAGGCTGAAATCCAAGAGAAGGAGGCCGAGGTCGCGATCAAAGCCGCCGAAGCCCAAGGACAGATGTATATCGCCACCAAGAACGTCGCGATTGAAGCGCTCAAAGGTGGCGCACAAGTGGCGGCGCAAATCGGCTCGGCAGCGCTCAACGCGATCCACTGGTCGGAAAGCAACTCCTTCTCATCCGGTGCATCCATGTCCATGTCGCAAGCTGTCTCTGTCGGATATTCCGGCTCCGAGAGCATCAGCGAAAGCGTCTCCGCCTCAGGATAAGGAACAGTTACTATGTCTTCACTTGGTATCGACTTCGCCTCGCTCTTGCAAAACAAGTACGCGATCCAGCAACAGCAGGCCAACACTCAGCAGACCGTTGGGAAGGCCGAGGCTGGTCTTACCGACCAGCGGGCGCGGATGCTCCCCACGCAAGTCAACGCGGAGGCGGGGCTGCAAAACGCGCAGGCGCAGCACACGAATGTGGAAAGCCAGATGTTGCCCGGCCAGACCGCCGCCAACATCAACGAGGCCAACGCTCGATCCGGCCTCTATGGTGCGCAGGGTAAAGTGGCTCTGCACGCGCTCGATCCGGCCTCGCAACAGCAACTCGACGCTGCCAATATGTTGTATAACCAGTACACCCACTGGTTTCAAGATCACACAGGTCTGGCTCCGGCTGGTCAAGCCCAGCAACCGGCGCAAACGAACACTACTCCGGCAACTCACCCGGCACAAGCGCCGTTGGTTGCTGACCCATATCACTCAGCTTACAGACCCAGTCAGGTGGCAGATATGTACCCCGGAGGCATCAACCCCTATGCTAACCCGACGCCGAAACCCGTTGCGGCGGTGGGCTTCGCGGCTGGTGGCCAAGTCACCGCGCCCGGCGACGGTTCGCAGGACACCGTCAATGCCAACCTCGCCAACGGCGAGGCCGTGCTGAACAACGGCGCGACCGAGATGTTGGGCCGGCAACTGGTGGATGTCTTCAACGCCATCGGCGCGATCAAAATGGCGCAGGCCGGCGCTGCGCCTCAACAGGCGGACGGATCGCCGGCCCAGCCGCAGATGCAGCCCGGCGCGGGGATGCCGAAGTCCAAGGGGTTCGCTGGCGGCACGTCGAACACAGGCCAGCCTGGCTATGGCGGAAGCTACGACGCTTACGTCCAATCCCTACAGTCGCAGTCCACGCCTAAACCAACCGCCAACACCGTCGCCTCGGACATGCGCGCCAAGCTGACCGGCGTCGCCACGCCGCGCGTGGTTACACCCGATGGGTACGCTGGCGGTACGTCCATGGTGGGCGGGCGCACACCGACCGGCTTTAACGCCGCCGACAACATTATCCAGTCCATAGGGAATAGGCTGTCTCACACGCCGACCGATCAGTATCTGGTCAACTCGCATAGCGCAACGCCGCAGCCCTATGAGGACGATAAAGTGGCAACCCCACGCTAAAAAAAAAGCCCCACCGAAGTGGGGCTATGTCTCACTCTACGTCGTCACCGAGGTCATCAGGTTTGACCTCGGGCTTCGGCACAAGCGTCAAGACCGGCTTCATCTGTGTGACGTTCGCCTTGACGTGCTGCTCGATCCGATCACCGACATCCTTGATCGCCTCATGCTCGGCGTTGACCCACAAGCAGTACGACCGTGCCCCAGCGAAGTGGGTGTTGGTGGTGAGTTGCTTCCTCGGTCGCGTCTTGTAGACGACGCCGGCAAGCTCAAGCTGCTCAAGGAAGTCCCGGTGCGGGTAGTTGCGCTTCTGACACCACTGCTTGAAAGTGTCCTGCGTGACGAACAGGTAGCCATCCTCACGCTCGTAGCGCGCCTTGATGTTGCCGTTTGGCGGGTACCAGTCTGGGAACTCCTCTGGCGCTCCAGTCTTCTTCGGCATAGTAACTGTGAACGGCACCATCTCATCGAAGAAATTAACCACGGCTTGCGTGGCGGAAATATATTCCTCGGCTACAATGTTACGCGAGCGCGGGATCACCACTGTGAAGAACCAGTGGACAATGGTGTCCACGTCGAAGGTCAGCAGCCCCAGCTTGCGGCAGATCGTCCCGGCCAGAGCCACGGCGGCGGCGGTCACGACTTGGTAGCGCTCACTGGGGTAGGTATCATACCGCTTGGCGAGACCGTCTTGCAGCTTCCGCATCTCCGGGATTACCCAGTCGTAATTCGCCAATACGTATTGGATAAACTTCTCGCCAATGTGACCGCAGTTCAGACATAGAACGTCGAACATCGCATCGTATTTCGCCGCCGCCGCTGGGTCTTTCTTCAGTTGCTTGAATGGTATATCGATGATACGCATCGCCGTGGCGTCACCCACATTGCTGTCCTGCGCCAGCAGAGCGTGGAGGTTGCCGTTGATCGAAGTCATCAGGATTGAGTGGCGCTGATCCATGGATGGCGATTTCCGCGACACCGACGAACTGTGCGCCGTATCGCGCTGGCGTCCCTGTGAGACGCTATATGCCAGAGAGCGCAACGCCTCCGGGTCTTTCGCCTTACCGGATATTTCATCTAGATAGAACATCATCGAGTGGATATGCCAGAACGCGCCAGCAATGGCGATGTCCGTCATGCCCGATGATTTGATGGCGTTGGCGCTGGACCGCTTCGGGTGGCCCCACATAGACATCGCGCAATAGGCGAGTGCCGACTTACCGCCGCCAGTGGGTCCGCCGAGATTGATCTGTACACCGTTGTACTGTGTGAAGGCCAGCAGTGCCGAACCGAGTGACGCCAGTAGCGCGAACTGGTGAGGGATGAACGTCTCGCCCTCGAAATATTTGAGCGCTGCAACCTGTGTTTCCAGATCACCAGCTTTTTCAAAGTCGAACTTTGAGGCGTAATATTCACCACTGCCTGTGAACTGCACTGGGCGGATCGTGCCATCCCGGCAGTAGCGGCGATGCCCAATGATGAAGGACTGCTTGTTGTCCACCCAGCCGAAATGTTCGTACTGGTTTTCCGGTTTGGTAAGCTCTTGAAGCCTACGAGTGTAAGCGCTCATGAATGCCTGTACCTGTGCTGCGTGTTGATTGACGACGTAGACGCTATTCCGACCTAGACACTTCATCAGTGACTTCGCATCGCAAAGTTCGTCCGACCTGACGATGAACAGCTTACTGCCTACGATTGGTAGGTCAACACACCAGAGTGTTTGATCCCCCTCGCCGTTGGTCACTGTCTGTCGCTCGATAGGAAACATCTTATAGTTGAGGAAGGCTTCGATATAGACCTTACCACTGTCAGCCTCCTTGCTGACCCCAACGCCCGACTTAGGGGCCTTCAGCCACTCGTAGGGTTTGGGGAGTTCAGGCGGCTCCATCACCGCATCGATGCCAAGCTTGGATGCCAAGTCTGAAGCGTCAGGCGGCTCATTATCCACGATGGGCCGGTACATCGCAGTGATGGGGCTTATCTCCATCCGCCTGTGCGGGCAGGCGTCGCACAGGTTGTTGCCCATGCGTTCATCAATGGTCGCGCAACGCGCCGGCTTGATGGTCTGATCTTCTTGGTTCCCCAGCTTTTCCTCGCATATGTCATACGAGTAATTGGGGTGGGGCTGGTCTGGACATTCCGGCCAGTGGGATGATAGCCGATGTACGTGTTCCCGACCGTCAGGCTCGCAGAAGCGCACCAACGACATTTGGAGATACCAGCGCGGATAATCGATGTCGCCACCGATCCGCTCCCACTCCTGAACTTGCGGGCAGGCGTCGTGCAATTCCTGATAGGTGGGTGTCTTGCCCTCCCAGACTTTAACGATGTTCGAGGGGCCGTCGTTGGCAGCGGAACCTTTCTTCGGTTCCACAGTTACTTCAGTAGATAAGCCTGCTTCCTCGCAAGCGTACCAGAGCGCCGCATATACATCCTTCGGTGCCATTGCGTCGCCTTGGTAGGCAACCTTGACCGCCTTGGAACCGCCACGCTTGTGGTTGATGGTGCCGGGGATACGTAGTAAACTCGCTTGATCCCGAATACGTAAGGGATCAGCCTTTATATCATAGTGTCGTATTAGTCTGTTAAGTAGTGCTGCGTAGTAGACCCAGCTATCGGTTTCTATATCCTCGGTGAAGGGCCAGTAGACATGCACACCGTAGCCAGAGTTAACGAGGGTGGGAGGTTTCAACCCCACCGTTTCGGCAAAGGCGATGATCGACGCCGCAGCCGCTTTTTGCGTAGGGTACTTGTGGACACTGTCTCCAACATCGAGGTCAAGGAACAGGGTCTTGGCGTTCAGCATGTTGGCTTGAGTGCGCCGTTCAAACGCGCCCATCTCACCAGTCTTTTTGTTTCTCTTGTTAGGGTTCCATACACTCGGTTCACGCAGACTGTGAACGCAGAAAAACACGTCGCGGGTCTTCGCCTCGCGCGTGATAAATGGGATGGCTTCCGCTGGTGTGTTGAACACCTTGTGGAACTTTTCGTCGCCTACAACGACGCAAAAATATCCGGGTGCGGACACCAAATTGAGGAAGTCCAGAATGTCCATCGATGAAGCGCCTGAAGCAAGGGTGACAACAGTAAGTGTCCGCTTAGCGCGACCACTGGGGCTTCGTCGCCGCATCCGCCACGACCATCAGGCTTTCAGGAACCGGGTCTTTTATGAGGTCAACCAGCGCCTTATCGCCACGCTCGGCCAGCATCGCCTTGAACAAGATGCAGTAAACGATAATGTCATCGAGGCGGCTAGACAGCGGTTCGGCGCGCTTGCGATCTTTCCCGGTCAGTATGTCACGGATGTACTGCTCAATGGCATCCCAGTGCTTTGCGGTATAGGTGTGCCAGATGGCCTCCATTGGTATGCCTATGCGCTCGCCATTTCGTCTGAAATTGGCGAGCCTGTCTTTATCGCCTGCGTATTCACCCCCCTTAAGCTCGGACAGCGCTTCAATCTGCCGGATGGTCTGGCTTACTAGTATTGCCCACTTAGCGTGGGAGAAAACGGGTTCGACTGACATGGTTGAGTATATCCTTAAGCAATGTGGGATGCCGCCCCAGTAATATACGGGGGCGGCAAGGATCTGACGTTTAGTCACCCGGTGCAAGGGTTATTCGTCGTCGTCCCAATTGCCTAAGAGCTTGGCCACGTTTGCCGGCGGGGCGGCGGTTGTGGGGGCCTTCGGTTTGGTCGAGGGCTTGGTAGACGGGGCCGGCGCGTCATCGCCGTCATCGTCGTCCGCATCCGCCGCCGCAGCCTGTCCCTTGGGCTTCGCATCCGGGATGTCGCTCGCCTTGAAGGCCGGGCGTCTGTCCGAAGCCGGATCGGGGTCTTCAATCTCGTCGCCGGTCTCGGGATCGATCCGCTTGGGCTTGGGCTTGGGCGGGGGCGGCGGCGCTTTCTGCACCTTCGGCGGCGGCGCTGGCGGGGCGGGTGGCTTGGGCTTCTTGGGCGGCGCTGCCGGCGTATCGTCCCCATCCTCCGCAGGCTTGGTGGGTGTGCCATCGGCACCCTCGGGCGACCAGTCGCCGTTCAGGAGCTTCTTGACGGCGTCCTCATGGTAGCGGTCCTTGACGATGTTCCACGCCTCCGCGTCAACCCAGTCACCCGCCGAGAAGAACACCTTGGGGTAGTCCGGCTTCGGATCGAACTTCATCTTGGTCACAACCAAGCCGGTGTGCTTGACGTTGCGCGACGCCAACAGGTCCATGTACTGCGAGAAGGCGAACCAACCCTTGGCCTCCTGATCCGGCGATTTCTTGTCATAGTCGCTGGTGATGGCGATCTTCAGGCGCAGTGGCGTGAAGTCGGGCGCATTGGCCGGGACCACGACCAGCATCCGGTGCTGCGAGCAAGCCGCCGTCGCTATAGCCCTGTCCGAGATGCGCGATCCCTTTTCCGCCATCGGGCACGCATCACACTTACTGTGGGGCGGCTCGCTGACGCTCGCGTGCGGGAGCTTGCCATCGTCCGACCAGCAAAGCGGTCTGCCGGGATTGGCCGGATCGTAGGTGCCCTCATAGTAGGCGCGGCCTCGGCGCTTGGCATAGTCGAGGACGATGACACGCATGACTTGCGCCTTGACGCGCTCGCCGTCGCTGTCGGTCTTCTCCTGAATATGGGCTTCACCATTCAGGTTGATGGTCCACGTCTGCCCGCCATATGTCAGTGACGGTATGGACTGGCGCTCCGCGATATTGCCAGCACCCCCTTCGATTGCCGCCGCGATGTGCGCGGGGAGCGCAGCACCTTGGAATAATGTCAACTCATGTTTTCCCATAACTTAACCTCACTTGCTGTTATTCTCGCGGACGCGGATCTCGCGCTCACTCAGTACGGTTATACCGGGCGGCAGTTCGCCGCCGTTAGTGTCCATGAACTCCTTGATGAACGTCGATTTAACGCGACGCTCCAAAGCCTCAAAGTTGTTGGTCGCGGCGACCCACTGGTAGAACTTGTCCCAGTCGTCGGCACGCGGGATGATCTTGGTCTGCCAAAAGGCAGTGCCCTCGGAAGTTGCGGCGGTCTTCTGCCCAGTGGTGTTCAGAAAGTCCAAGATGGCGTTGCCGACAGCCTCCTGTTGTGCCTTCAGGGCTTCGTCTTCCTCCTTGAACTTTTTGCTCAATTCCGACCGCGCATTACGTATCTTGCGGAACACGCGGATATGCCTCGCCATGTTGAAGTCGGTACTCATGTCACGCTCCTAGAGGGATACTATCTTCTTGTACAGGTCCAGCATGACAGCTTGGGACATCGTAGCCGTGTCAGTCGCCTTGTAGATTTCCCACTCGATGGGGTGCGCCGCGATACGCACCAAATTCATGGTGTGTTTCTGCCCGGCACGGTTGAACCTCTCGATGACTTGCTGAAACTGTGAGTTACTTGAGATTGGCGCATAGAGTATGGTTGTGTCAGCCTCCGTGAGATTTAGTCCGTGTGACATCACGCGTGGATGACACAGGAGAACGTGGGGATCAGGGGTGTTTTTGAAGCGGTAGATGACATCTCGGCGTTGGCCCGGTGAGACATCACCGTTAAGGATGTCTACACTATAGTGCTTATCTACGTCACGTGCAAGCGATTTCAGGATGCCTTTGAAGGGTACGATCACGATAACTTTCGCGACAGCCTTGCTGATACAATACAGCAGTTCTTGTAGTCGCGGTCCATGCGGCAATTCGACATAGGTGTCACTCTCAGGGTGCTTGACTACTCCGCACAATATCTGCCGGATCTTCATGATTTGATCTGCGGCATGTACTGCCGATATGCTCTGTCCATCTAACTGGTGGCGGACAGCGTCGAGATACATATTGTCCTTCATATCCTTAAAGGCTTTTTTCTGCTCAAGCGTAAGCTCAGCCTGCCGCTTGTGCGGCACAACGGGGGGTAGGTCAATACAGTCTTTTTTCATAAAGCGTATGCCGGGCTGCATGGCTTCATAGACGGTGTTCTGAGCGCCCCGGCGTGGCACCCAGCGGAACGGCGAGCACTGCACCATCGTCTCGCGGCGGAACTGCCCGAAGAACTTCGGCACACCCTTGGGGTTTATCAGCCTAGCTTGTGCCCAAGCGTCCGCCGGTTCGTTCGGGGTGGGCGTCCCGGTCTGCCACCACAGGCGACAATCCGGGCGGATCATATCGGCCAGCGCCTTATACTTCTCGGACTTGCCGTTCCTAAACTCATCACCCTCATCCATGATGATCAGGTTTATATCTTTGTTCTCCTTTATAATTCTCGCGATGGGTCCGATCCTCACACCGTCGTGATTGAGGATAAAATAGTCACTATCGCCGGCGAGCGCCCGCTTACGCTTGTCACGGTCGCCATGCACAACGACAGCTTGGCGGTGCATCAACGTGTCGAATATATCCTGAAGCCACACAGTCTCCAGCGTTGAGAGCGGGGCGAGGATCAGGCACTTTTTGACCTCGCCAATGTTCATCAGATAGTCGGATGCCCATAGCGCCGCCGCCGTCTTCATCGTGCCCGGCTCTGACAGGTTGAAGCCGCGCTTGTTGAACGTCCAAAACTCAGCCATCTCGATCTGGTGATCGTAGGGCTTATACTTCCCCGGCCAGCCATATTGGTAGCGGATCGGGGAAGGTATGTCGAAGCCAAGATTGCGTAGTAACTTGGTGGTGCGTAACGTGTGCTTGGCGGCAAAGTTGCACCTATCGTCAGCCAGCACCCGAGATTGCTGGATCATGCTGCGCAGCATGAACGGGTCTTCGACGTTCAAGCATACGCTCTGTGTGGCTTCGCTGACGTAGATCATAGGGCTATGCCGGCCTCTCGCACCGGCCCGGTTCCACCAGCGGTTCGGTCAGGATGCGGATGCACTCCAAGAGTGTCGCGCCGATTTCGTCTGGGATTTTGCGCCCCTGACTGGTGTACTCGGTAGCGTCATCGAACAGCCTCGCCCATGTCTCAAAGGTGTCGAGCGTGCGGTCGCTTACCACAAAGCCAAAACCGCTTTCTGCGGCCACCGACTGGAGGAACGCCTTTTGATGCGCGGTCGGCCTGTTGGCGGCGAACTTGGTCTCGACGGCAAGAAACACGCCATGGCGTATCGCGTTGATGTCCGCGATCCCAACCTTGCCGAACCCGTTCGCTGGAGGCATCCACCAGAAATAGCCCCGGTCATCCAGTATCTTCTTGACGTATTTCTTCACGTCCTTCTCGGACTTCATCACACGATCACGCATCAATGGCTCCTGATAGTAACTTGTCCACATGGCGGACCTCACGGTCCAACTGGTCGAGCGCCCACAGGGTCTTTTCCCCGATGAAGCCGCCCATCTTCAGATTGCTGTTGATCAGCGTCAGGGCGGCGCGGGCATAGCCGCGCAGAATAGTCGGGCGCTTGTCGTTCTCAAGCTCGCGCTCAAGGGTATCGAGCGCGCCCTGTGTCGCCTGCGTAATGAAGCAGCCACCCTCGGTGTCGATCCGCATGAAGCGCACGACACGCCGGCTGGCAGTGTGCAAGGTTTCGTCAGACATCTTCAGTCCTGTTCATTACTTCCTCTACTTCTTTACTAATTTATACTCGTATCCGAGCGATGACGCAACAGCCGCCAGCGTCATGTGACGGGGCGAACGGGTTTTATTGTTGAACCAAGACTTTAGCGTGCTTCGGGTGACGTGGCTTTTTTCTGACACGTCTTTAAGGTTTACGCCTGCGTCATCTATAAGAGTGTGGAGATGGTCTATCACAGGATCGTGATCATCTTCGCCAATCTGGTAAGTCGGGTACGAAAACTTGACGCGGGTGATTTGTTTGGTGAGGGTGCGGGATTTGTTCTTCATGGCGTCCGGCCTAACTTGTACACGCCGGGAGCCGCCCTGTGGATTTCGCCCGCCTTCACCATGCGGTCAAGGCATGAGCATACGCCCTTGGGGGCATATCCCTCGGCTGTCGCCAAGTTTCGGAAATCGACCCCAAGCGACATACCCTTTTCCATGGCGGCGTGGATTTTCTCACGTAGCCCGCCGCTAGCCTTATACTTGGATTTGCTCAGCGCCTCCGGTTTTTTGTCCACCACAGTTACTGTGGGTGGGGGCGGCAACGCCACGTCCTCCACCACTGGTGACATGTCCAGATTTTCAATCCGCATCGACCGATATAGCTGGGCCATCACGCCGCCAAGATCGGCCTCATCAACTTCAAACTCTATCCTGAATTTCATGAGGGATGTCCTTTAGTGCGAGGCTAGTATGTTACGTCATCCCAATTGCCATGAAGGTTATCCATTATGTCTTCTGGCTCCGTGTTCTTGTTCGTCGCGTTGTTCATGCTCGTCTCCCCATTCAACTTCGCGTAGCGCACCACATACCAGTCGTCCGCGAGGATGTCGGCAGCAGTGGGTCGGAACTCCACCACGTTTGGGGGTGTGGCTGGCCAGTTATACGCGAACACAAGCACGTCACGACCATGGCAGAACACATGGTACTCATGGACTGCCCATGGGCGACGCACATTGTGCATGGTGGTCGCCAACTTAATTGCCTCAATAAAGTTCATCTCTTACCTCTTCGGCTTCCAATGCTCGCATGTCCGCACGCCGCACCAGCCGTTGCACAGGCCGGAGGGGCGCTTCTGCCATGTGTCGGTGTGGAACGCTTCCTTGTATTGGGTCAGGTCTGGCATGAACATGCCCCACATATCCGCCAAGTCGTCACGAACGTATTGGTTCTCGGTTGTGCCGCATGTCTTTGTCCAGTAGAACTCGGTCTTGATAGCCTCAAGGAACGGGTACTTGGCGAACGCCCATATCCCGAACAGCGCCAGTTGGTGGGGCTTGGCGTGGGGCTTGCCGGTCTTATAGTCCACGATGATACCCGTTGACGCGAAGATGATCGATAGATCGATTATGCCGCGCATCCAGACATCTTGACCAAAGAACTCGCAGGGCTGCATCTGCTTGTTGATGGCGATTTTCTGCTCGGTATTTAGTATGCCACCGAGCGCTTCAAGCTTGGCAAGGTACGGCTCATGGTCCGTCAGATCAATGGGGAGCGGCTTATCGTGAGCCAGCCGATCCTCGAAATCCTTGTGTACCCGCTCCCCCCATATCATTTGTGGGGTTTTTTCCTCCTTGAAGCTCTTGATCACGTTCTTGTGGTAATATTGAAACGGGCACGACTTAAACGTGTCTAACGAACTGAAGCTCCAAGGTAGGGGTTTCATAGTTACTTCACTTCCTAGTAGTAGCCAAAAAAATCTTCACGGAGTTGGAGCGACTGACGCAAATCGTCAGTTATACGCTCTGGATCAGCCCGGTTGTTAAGAATGTACCGGATGATGTCTTGGTGGGAGACGTTGAACTCAGTAGCCAGCGTCTCAATCATCGTTAGCGTTGTGCCCGGTTGCAGGCGTAAGGTGAAGGCACGTCCTACACCTTTTCCGTAGTTCTTACGGTCGCCACGCATCAGCCCATCGCCTTCAGAGTGTTGTCGGCGCGCTCGGCCAGTTTCTCGTCTTCCTTGTCGCCGGTCAGCAGCAGGGCGTCGCGGCACAGGCTCAGCACCAGCTTGATTTCCTCGCGGCTGACCTTGGTCTGCGCCGGGGCAGGGGCCTTCGGCGCGGGCGGTGAGCCTTCAGCCGCCTTGCCCTTTGGCTGGTGCAGGATCGAGTGCTTCTTGGTCGCCTTGTCCTTGCCCTCGGCGCGGGCCGTGGCGACGGCATCGTTGAGGATCGCCGCCCCATCCTCCGGGTGTTCGCGCATGGTCTCCGCAGCGAATGTGGAGGATACCGCGCCCTGCTTGACCAAGGTGTGGACCTCGGTAGGCGCGGCGGCGAAGTCGAGCAACTGCGCCACATAGGACAAGGACTTGCTAATCCGCTTGGCGATGGCCGGCTGGGTCCAACCGAGATTGATGGCGCGCTTCACATTGAACGCTTCCTCAATCATCGTCAGGCGCTTGCCGGAATTGGAGACGTTCTGCCGCAAGATGCGGTCAACGTCGTTGACGCCCTTACCCTCCGGGATGCAGGGAACGGTGGCGATTTCCATCCCCTCTTCGATCAATTCCTGAACGGCGGTCAGGCGGCAGTGACCATCCGCCACATAGGTCTCGTCACCAACGCTGAAGACCTCCAGTGGCCGGGACTGCTGGTAGCCGTTCTCGCGGATGCTTTCCTTCAGGAAGTCGATATGCTCGCGGTTCTCAGGCATATCCAGATCGCGGGCGTTAAGGCCCGGCATGATCTTGATCTTCAGGGGATTGAAATTCAGCGTGGTGACGCCTCGGCTGTCAGCCAAGTCTCTAAGAGTTGCCATCGTTTAACTCCAATAGTTACTATATCTGGATGTTGAGGGATTTGACGATGCGGACCAGATGTTCCGCTTGCGACACCGCATCGTCTACGGCGTTGTGATAGGTGCCGACGCGCTCCAGCTTGATGTCTGGCGCAAGGCTCTTGATCGTGCGATAGCAGCGGTCATTGTAGAACTTCCAAGGTACTTCGAGGCCGAGCCGTTCGTAGGCGCGGCGCAGGATGACATTGTCGAACGTCGCGCCGTTGCCCCACATAACGATGTTGTAGGGCTGCTCGATGCGGTGGGCTTGGTGGTCCAGCCACATAGAGAACGTCTCAAGCGCGCTACCGACATCGATAGGATTAACTAGCAACTGCTCCCTCGCCGCGTTACGTTGTGGGTCGAGCCACCAAGTTAGTGTGTCGGCATCGATGACACCCTTATACTCCAGAGATGACTTGATGTCAATGTTGACATAGAAGCGCTCCCCAAGATAGTCGCCGGCGAGGATGTCGGGGTAGTGACCGTCAGGGTTGAACACGACGGCTCCTAAGCCCCAGATCAGGGCGTTATTGCTGGTGCCAAGAGTTTCGAGGTCGATCATGATATGTTGGTTTGCCACGACGTGCGTCCTTACTTGTTGTAGATGTTGGTGGCGATGTACTACATGTTAAGGTTGGCTTTTCCACAGTTACTTTGGTTGGTGCGGGACGCAATAGTTACTAAGCCATGCCCGCGCCCTTGGTGCGCTTGAAGCTCCGGTTCTTGTGCTGCGACACGGCGCGCAGATTGCTTGCCGCGTTCTCGGACCCACCCTTGACGATGGGCTTGATATGGTCGATGTCCTTCTTCGATCCCTTCTTAATCATGCCGAGCTTGATGGCGTGCCGCCGCGCACGCGCTCGGATCGTATCGCCGCTGTCGTGCCCGCCGCGCTCGCCGCGCGCTTTGGCGGTCTTATGCTCTTGTGCGTAATCCCTCACATAGTTAGGTGAGCTAGGCATCGTCGTCATCCTCCACGTCAGGGACCGAATCGTCCTCAACCTGTATAGGCCGGTAGCCGAGTTTCTTGAACTGCTCTTTGTTAAAAGTCATGGGGAATTGGCCGTGCGGACCCTCCAGCACCATCTCGTTGGTGCCTGTGTCCCAACTCACAACCCGATACGTCCTCTTGGTGTTGGTGTTCTCGAAATATAGCGACGCCATCGTCGTTCTCCACAGTCGTTATGGATGATAGTCTTTCAAGGCTCCCCATGAGGGGCCAACTTTACAGTCCCATGTGAGGGGTATGGGGGGTGTAAAATTCCAAGCATCCTTGTAAGGTAAGTTATCAAGTATATACTTCATGTCAACAGCGGCACGCTGTACCTTGTCGAGTGGCACGAAGAAATACAAGCCGTCGTGCAAGTCCCAGACGAAATGAATACCATGAGTGTGTATATAGTTTCGCAGGCACGCGAGGGCGAGATATTTCTGATCCCCGCCAGTCCCTTGGATGGGGTAATTGATCGCCGTACTCTCCATCGCCCATGCCATCTTGCCCTTCCAGTCTCCTTTCACTTGCACACGCCGGCCAGCCATGGTCTCGGCGTAACCCAGCCGCCGCGTCTTTCCTATACTTTTGTACCAGTAGACCGGCACACCCTTGTAGGTGTTCACGTAAGTGTGATGAATGAGCTTGGCTTCCGGTAGCTCCATAGGCATGTCATAATCGACGCGCGCCGTGGTCATCAGGCGTGGTGGTGATGTTCTAAACTGTAACGCCAAATTTGCCACCTTACCGGCCTTGCGCCCGGCCTTCATAACCTTGTCTGTCTCTCTCAGGCGGATCATGTCGTGGTAGTCGCAGTGAATGACCCGCGATCCCATGAATGAGTGAGGGTCTTCGCCGGGAAGGCAGAGTTGCAGCATGACTTGATCGTTTGACTGTATCGCCATCCAGCGGAACTCTTGGCCGGCAGCGTCGAACTCCATAACTACATGATTTGGCGGCGCAACGATAGCACCACGGAACGCTTCGTCGCCGGCCTTCCTGATCCCCTTCATCTGGTGGATGGCGAAGCCAATGGGGAGCAACCCCTTGACCGGGTTGCCGGTCTTGGCGGACACGATCATGGCGGACTGCTTGGAACTGTAAGTGAGGCGTGAAGTGTTGCCTGTGACGAAAATATGGCCGTTGCTACGGGCAAGCCAAAAACCTGTCTCTGTTGTGGCACAATACGCGCGATGCGCCTCAGTTACTATTGAGCGGTAGCGCGGTGTAATCGCCCGCGTCGCACGGATATGTGGTGGCGAGATATGGCACACGACCATGCCGTGCTTATTCGTCGCATGTATCGCCGCCTTGCGCCCAACAAGGGAGGCTACAGTCACAACCCACTCAACGTTCTCCTTGATATTGGAGCCATACGTGAAGCCTCCATCGGCGTGGGCTGACCCATCCCAGAACTCAGTCTCCGTAAGAAATGCCTCAAGTCCCTCGGGTGACGTGTTGAGTATCCATGGCCCAAAGAACTTCTTGTCGTGCCCGCACCAGTCAGGGCGGTAACTTTTGGCAACAGTGACCTCAATGCGGTCAGGGTACGCACCACGAATATACACATGGTGTTGGATGTCTAACACCGTAAGCAGATCAATTAGTTTGATGACTTTTCGCTTCTTTTTGAGTGTGAACTTTAGATGCTTATCCACCGAGTACCCATCAGCTTGTATTGCGACGAACAGTCGCATCTGGTCCGGCGTGTACTGCCCAGTTAGCGTCAACTTCCCCGCTGTCGGGATGTACTTCACCTCACCGCTAAGTTCGCCAGCTTTCTGTGTCCTCCACTGAAACGTCTTTTGCGCAAGGTATGGCACAGTGTGCCCCGGCGTGAACAGGCAATCGAACGATTGCTGCTTAAGTCGCACCCACTCGTCTGTGATGGGGCCAATGAACCGTGTAGCAGGTAGAAACTCCATTGTGAGGTCAGGCTTGACCTGTACAATCTCGCCGCCAGTCCACTGATCCAGCCTGACCCAGCCTTCACGCGTCATGACCTCTACATCCCCGGTCACGCAATAGGTGCCGAAGATCAACGCCTGCGGATGGGTGCAATGGTCGCCGTTGTAATCGATGCTGTCGAGCAGCGCCTGACAGAATTTGGTGGCGTTATTCAGCGCCTCACGGTAACGCTTCAGGCTGCTGGCGCGCGGATCGATGAACGCCAACTCATGCAGCACTTCCTTATCGGTCGAGCGTGTCGTGTTGCCGGTCTTCTTGGATTTGTTTTCTTTGAGGACTGGCAACTCCCACACGTCGTATAGTAACTTTGCCAACTGCATGGGTGAGCGGATGATTGTCTCGGTGACGCCATGGGGCGCGAGGTTTTCCAACTCGACTTCGGCGTCCTTAATGAGCCGGTTGCGCAGATCGCGCACACTTAGTGTGTCCACCAGCAGACCCTTCAGGTTGGCGTGAGCCACCAAGGGGATGCACTTCGCCTCGATCTGCGCCGCCCTCAATTGCTGGGGTTCAAGCGCCTCGTAGAAACTGGTGGATGCAATCAAGGTGAACACGTTATCTTGTTTGTTATACTTGTGCAGCTTGGCGCGCATCTCAGGGGAGGGGTCGTGGTAATCCACTTCGTTTTCGTAGCCGCCGTACTGAGGCATGGCTTCGCGGACCCATGTCTTCAAGCTGTACGACTGCTTCTTTGAGCGGTCCATGTCGTACTCAGGCTCAATGGTGAGATGCCTCCAGAGTAACATCCCGTCGAGGAACTTGCACTGCATCGCCAGATCGACAAGCCCGTAGGCCATCAAAATCTGCACGTCGAACTGAGTGTTCCAGCCAAGCAGGGTCAGCTTGTTGTGGATGGCGTCCTCAAGCATCTCTTTCATCTGGTGCTTGCTCGGGGCCAGCCCGCCACCAAATGTATTCTTGCCCTCTATGTGACGCAGCGACACAAGGCTGGTGGCCCATGCATCGCCTGACGGTATTCTCCACGGTTGTAGGGCGTAGTCAGGGTTGACGCCCGACGTTTCAAAATCAAAAACGACATGCTTGGCGTGGTCGAAGCCCACCATAGTTACTCCCACAGTCGAGGGTCATTGTCCCAAAGCTGGCGCAGCAGGCCGCGATCCAGCACTTGGCGTTGGCGTGTGGAGGGCCGACCTCCACACTTCATGTAGGAGAGCAGGGAGCTACAGAACTCCAACTGCCAATCCGTCAGTGGACGAACCAGCACCGGCGCTTGTGAAAGGTAGGCTTTCAACTCAGCGCGTGACAGGTCGTCCACATCAGGGCAGACATCATCCCAAGGTGCTGGACGGATCATCGCAGGTGATCTTGATGACGACGTAGGAGGTTAGTTCTTGAGTGTCATATTACACCATAGTATGCTATGGCCGCATTGACGCGAGCCTCGTACCTATCGTAGCGGACACGTCTGGTGTTCGCAGGTATCGGATCGTTTAAACGCCGAGACGCGAAGAGCCTGTACTCGTTGATCATAGAGATGCGAAGCAATTCGTCGCCATTAAGGTCATCCATTATATCTTCGGCCAGCTTTTTAAGCTGCGCCACGCGATCAGGGAACACGGTCTTTGCCATCGGCCACCTATCCTCCAACAGTCGTCCAATGGACCTGACCGTTTTTCGAGTAGCGCCACTCAGCAATGGGGTCTCCATGTGGGAGGCACCCCATTACCTCTCGGAACCAAGCAGTCGCAGCGCTCTCACCCTGCTTGGTGATCTTGAAGTGGCTCCCCGTAGTTACTATCTCATCTGGTGAGCCGAGTTGCCACTTCAAGAAATCATCGAGACGATCATAGCGCTTTGCAACTCCGAGCGCAAGCTGATCGTATATCCCGTCACTCATGATTGGTGAGTGTCGTCTATAGTAAAGATAGCTCGCCATGATCAGGCGGCGAGCGCCGAGCGACGGTGTCATCTCACTCCACGACTCTGAGCTTGGTGTTGACAAAGCGCGACTTCAACACCGACTGGTGGTGCGTGTAACGCAAGCGCCTGGACACGTCTGACTGCGTCGGGGCCACTTCGCCACCCTCGAAATCGCCTGCGGCCTCCATCAGAGCGATGGTGGCGATCACGTCGCGAACCTCTAATAGTAACTGTGTGCGGTTCAGCCGGCCATCGCCGTAGCGGCTGTCGAAACCGTGGCGCAGGATTTTCCCACACGCCTGTACGACTTCTGCGGCCTCCTCCATCACCATGGCGATGCGCTCGGCCTCGGCAGGCGTCAGCTTGTTGAAGTGGCCGACCACGTCAATGTCATCATTGGTCCCGTTCATGACTTGTCCTCGGGGTAGGTGATCGTCAGTTCCCCCTGATACAGTGCCGTATCGGGGAAATCGTAAGTGGCGGTGCCATCCGGCTCAATGCGCGGACCATGCGCCGCCTTGGTCTGGTGCATGTATTTCCCATCGTAGGGGCGGTCGGTCGGGGAGGATAGCGCCGTGAACAGCAGTTGAACGATGGGGTCGCCGGCCTTGATCACCACAGGTTCAGGTCCATGGTTGATAAGCTCCAGCGTCAGGTTCCCCTTGAAGCCGGGATCAGCGAACGTGTTCAGCGCTGAGACGAAGATGCGCGCATAGGAACTCTTGTCCGCGACCTGTGCGCCAATGAAGTTGGGGATGTCCAAGTCTTCCTCGGTGAAGGCAAGCGCGGTGTGACTGGGGTTGTCCCTCAGCGCCCATTGCAATGGCAGGACGTTGGCGAAGCCCCACTCTTCGACATGTTTGGCGATGATCAGGCCGGGGTGGACGCCAAGGGTAAGGTCGTGACCGATGGTCATATCATAGGAGGCGGCGCTGAGACCGGCGCTCTTGCCTCGGATGACCTCACGCTTGAGTTTCGCTGGAGACACCAGCTTGAAGGGTTCAGCGCACAGTGTCGCGATAGCTTGGGCTGGAAGTTGCATGATGTACCGTAACAGGTTAGGGGGATACGAAAAAAAAAAGCGGGGCATCGGAACGCCCCGCTTTAATGACCGTGCAAGGCGTTAGCCTGACGTGGTCGGCGTCACCGGGGCTTTGGACGCGGTGGCCGGGATGATCGTGGCCGTGGCCTCGACGCCCACAGTGACTGTGGCGTCGCTTGCCGGAGTAGTGGAGGTCAGTTCCTCAATGTGCCGCACGAAGCGGCCCACAAGTCTGGCCATCGCTTCCGCACCGTCCAACAGATCGGTGCGGGCATAGCCGACGACCCGTCTGGCGTCCGCCAGCAAGGGTTCGGTGGGTTCGGTGGTGGGGCCGCTCAAGACACGGTCTCCTCGGGCGCGGCCGCCTGTGCCGCCTGTGCCGCCTGTGCCGCCTGTGCCGCCTGTGCCGCCTGTGCCGCCTGTGCCGCCTGTGCCGCCTGCGCGGCATTGAGAGCTTCCAACTTCTCCACGATGTCGTCGAGCAGGTCACGCGTGACCTGATAGAGCGAGACGCCCTGCCAGAGCAGGCTTTCCTGTTGGAGGCGGAAGTGAGCCAGCGTGTCAGCGGTGGTAAGGGGTGTGGGGGTGGCGATGGGATCAATGGAGGCGGGATCGGAAGCGGTAGCCGCCTGCACAGGGCCGACGAAATCCGAACTGGTATCATCACTCATGTATAGCTTCCCTCTATTCTAAGTGTGGGGATGATCCCCACACTTACTGTGAGTTACTTCAAGTGAGACACTGTCTCACTCTTCGTCTTCGGCGTCTTCGTCTTCGACCGGCTCGTCATCCGCGATGCGCCACACGCCGATGCCCTGCACCGCGCCCTCGGCGTCAGCGTTGGCCAGCACGTAGTCTCCGTCTTCGTCTTCGACGGCCCAAGTCAATCGCGTGATGAACTTCTTGCTGAGCTTCTTGCCGGCGGCGCTGGCGTGAGACGAGAGCGTGTTCTTTTCCTTGCCGGGAACGAAGAAGAAGTCACCGACATCCATGCGCCCATACGGGTACTTACGCTGAATGGTGTCGGGGTCGCGAACCGCGCTGGGGATCGGAACCTGCTTCTGAATTTTGAACGCCATGATACTTATGCCTGTTATGTTGGAGATTGAGTTGACGGCGACACAGTACCAGCGGGGAGGCGTGTTGGCAAGCTCTCATGATACGTTGTCGAGCGATACTTCTCGACATGATGTCGCACAGTCGTGTGATCGCAGCGCAGCAAACGGGCGCACACCGGATATGGCAGGCCGCGTTCGATGCGGGCGTGCCACGCCAACCGGCGCTTGGCTTTGACAACGTCGCTGTTGTGCGACTTTCGGAAGTCCTCAAGCCTCATGCCAAGTGCGTGAGCCTCTTGGACCACCAGTTCGATAATAAGTGTGGTACGGTCGTAGAGCATGATTAGTGATCGATCCGCAGGGAGAACAACTCGCTAGGAAGTGAAGCTTCATTGCAACCATGTTCAGCATATGTAATAGCTTGTTGAAATGCTTGGTTGTACCCAAGAGTTGCGGCCTCGACCAGCATCTCTTCGACCAGCTTGGGCATATGGGTTGGAGTGTTGCGGGCGCACTGGATCAGGAGTTCCGACCATTGTGAGATTGTACGCATGAGGGTTATCCCTAGGTTTTTACCTATAAGAGACTATACTTAGTCCCGCGCGTCCGCAACGGTTTAGCTCCTAGATTTCCCGGCGGATCACGGCCAAGATTTCTTCGCCCATCATCAGTTGAACATCAGGGTTGGCGCGCTTTGGCAAGGCGTCGAGAATAGACTTCAGCGTACAACTTGGTGAGGGCAAGATCAGCTTGGCGTCACCGGCCTCCCATATCAGTTTCGGCTTATCGCCATGGGTGTCGAAACCTTGTAGCTCAATGAGCTTCGTGAGCCGCGTTTCCACGCGACGCATCCTGTCAAGGATTTCTTTCACGGCAGTGTCCAGAACATCATTCATTTCTTCTCTCCGTGGCTGGCGCGATAAAGGGCGTCGCGAGCATTGTTGGTTGTCTGGCGTAACTCGATCACACGCTGCTTGATCAATGCAAGGTACATCTTCGTGGCGCGTGGATGCGCCGGATCATCCACGCTTGTAATAAGCCCGAAGTGCAGATCGTTGGAGAGTTGACCAAGCTCCGTAGCGGTCTCAAACGTGATAACCACCACGTCATTGACCTCCGGTGTGTCGTCGGGCGGTACAAGATACGATAGCTCTCGTATCTTGCTACCGATCTTGGCCTTTGTTAGCGGAACTAAGATGGTGATCGAGGTTTCCATCTCATGCCGCCTTGAACGCGCGGCAGAACCCCGCCATGTCGTCCATGATCCGCTGCGCCTCGGAAGCAACCCCGGCGCGGTTCCCCAAGTTCTTGGGGCCACGCAAGTCCTTCGCCTCGACGCTGCCAATCGCCGCGACCAGTTCCTTGTGGATGCGTGACAGATGCTTGTCGTTGGTGACGTTCAGGCCGGGCAGGATCGCAACCAGTTCCTTCAGGTTCTCCACGGTGCTATCGCGGAACGTCTTCTCTTCGTCCGCCAGTGAGGCTTGGAAGTGGCCAAGCGTGCGGGCCAGCCGAGACCACACGTCGCCAAGCGCAAGGTTCATGCGTTGCTGCATGGCGTCCTCGATCTGTTTCTGGATCACGTCAACCTGATCCTTGTCCATCACCACGCGGAAGTCGCCGGCCTCCGGGATCGGGTCAATGTCCATGTGAACGAAGAACTTGCGCCGTAAGTCAGCCGGCGACGGGTAGTCGTTCACGTTGAACAACATCCCCATGCGGAACTCAGCCGCCGCGCGCAGGGGCGGGTACATCTCGAAGGCGAAGGTGTCCGCCGCCGAATTATATTCCGCAGCCAGCGCTTCATGTTGCTCAATGAACTGAGCGTACATCTTGCGCGTCAGGACGCGGTCGCCGTTGTCCTTCCAAGGCAGGGTCAGGTTGTAGAAGTTCGCCTTCACCTTGCCATATGCCTTGATGATGTCGCCCATGGCGTCCTCGGGCAACAGTTGCTTGTTGACCTTGACGGCGTCTCTGGCCGCGCCCTTCTGGCGAGACACTTCCTCGCCAACGGCCTTGTCTTTCTTGAAGCCGCCCCACTTACCCATATGTACATTTACGAGCATACAGTTTGATGTTATAGACACGATCTTAATCCTTCAATGTGAGTTGCCATAACTATGTTACACACTAGAGCATATACGTCAAGCGTGGTGATATTACTCGTACATCCTCCGCGCCTTCAGGACAGAGTTATAGTGTGCATAGCTTTCGTAGTAGGGGATTTCCTTGCTATCGAACACACGGCGATCATTGTACAGTGCGAGCATCGTCTTGCGCACGATAAGGTTGGGGTGACGCGTGATCACCCGCATGTTGTCCTTGGCGAAGTCGAGCCAAGCTTCCGGCCCGCCTTCCAGCGTCTCCAACAGCGTGCCGGGGCTGGGCGTAGTAACTGTTTCAAATGGGCGGAGCCCCCTACGGCTTGAGCCTGACGCGCCGCCCTGAACCACCGCCATGGCGACCAGCACGGCGGCGAAGTTATTGAAGTCAGATGCTTTTCTGGCTTCACGCGCCAGCTTGCGGTTGATGAACGGCACCGAGATTGTCTCAGGCTTGAAGTCGTCGGTGACTTCCCAGACGCCCGCGTTATCGCACACATACCTCTCATCACCGCGTTTGACAGTTAACTTGCGGTCCATCTGGTAGCCCCGCCAACCGCCCCGCCACCGATAATCATTGCCTCCCGGCTGTCGCAGCCACACCAACCCGACGTCGCTGCCGCCATAGCGTGCTACCTTATATTCAACCCCGAGACCATCTGGGCAAAGCTGGTTGACGAAGGCGTCGGTGGATTGTGTGCAGTAGCCTTCAAGCGTGATCCGCCCATCCTTATGGTGGGTGAACACGTCGGTGGTGTAGAGCCGGTAGATCAACTCTTCGTCCGCGCCGAGCCTCACGCTGAAATGTATCTTGCGCCTATCGTCGCCGTTAGGGCCGAGCGGCTTGCATGTCGTTCCCATCCGGCGGCTTAAATCATCCCAACGATAGCCGAACGACGTGCGACCTTTTGCCGGAGTAGTGCCCTCGAAGTATTCGCGGGCGGCGGCATAGGTCTGGAAGCCGCCTTTAAAGTTTGCTTGACACCGCATGATCTGTTCCTTCAGTGGGGGGAGGGGAGTGAGACGCTGTCTCACTCCGGGGTTGCGATTACACAGTTACTTTGATTGTCGTCGCCCAATCAGGGGCGACCTCGTTGGTGGTGGACAGCACCAGCAGGGGGAACGGCGTCGGACGATCCGGCCAGTCGGTGTAGCAGTCCGTGACAAGCACCACGACCATGGGGTCGAACTGTTCCACGAACTTAATTGGTTTCCTCATGTCAGTGCCGCCGCACCCCTTGGGGTGCAACTCGATTTCGTCGTTGGGTTCAAAGGTCTCCATCAGTTTGCAGTCGGTGTCATCTGCCCATATCACCCGAATGAGTGTGGGCTTGACGATGCTCTTGATGTAGTTCATCTCGGCGGCGACGCGCTCGAACACCCGGCCATACATCATCGATCCTGACGTATCCCCGATGATCACCAGTTCACCCATCGCCCTGCCGTGGCGCGTCGGCAGATAGATGCCTCGGTGGAGGAAGCGCCGGTTGCCCCGCCGCCAGCTTTCCCGGCTCCTGACCACGGTCGTCATGAACGGAGCGAGCAGGCTTTCCCACGGCTGCTCAGGGTGGAGAACACCATCGATGATGATTTCCAAGTCGGCGGTCATCTTGCCTTGCATACGGGCTTGCGTGGCGGCTTGAGCCACACGGCGGGCGATCTGCCCTTCAAGCTCCTGCTTCTGTTCCTCGGTCAACTGGCCGGGGTCCATCAGGTCGCCATCGAGCGGGGTGTCACATCCACCACGACCGTACCCTTCGCCGGGGCCGCGCTGCTTGGGCGGGCGTCCTCCCTTGCCGCCGCCACCTTGCTCATCAGCACCTTCATCTCCCTCACCCGAGCCTTCGCCAGCGCCTTCATCTCCTTCTCCAGCGTCGTCGCCTCCAGCGCCGCCTTCTTCCTCACCCGAGCCTTCGCCAGCGCCTTCATCTCCTTCTCCAGCGTCGTCGCCTCCAGCGCCGCCTTCTTCCTCACCCTTTTCCTTGCCGGGGTTTTTGCCTTTGCGCGTTGGGCCTTTGCCCTCTTCGCCGTCCTTGTCGCCATCGCGCGTCTCAGTGTCTTCATCACCTTCCTCCGGCTCGGGTTCCTTGGCCCGCCGCTCCTGTTCCTCCTTCAACAGTATGTCATACACTTGTTCAGCGCCCATACCTTTGAAGCGCTTATCGCAATACGCTTTGTCCCATATCTTGAAACCCGCCGCTTCAAGCGCGAGGTTCACCACATGATCGCAGGCGATGTTGAACAAGTCATGCCGCCGGCCTCCTCTTCGCAGCCCATGCTTGAACACAATGTGTAACAACTCATGAGCCAGCACGAAGATGATGGTGTCCATATCCAGCGAGTTAATGAACGCCTCGCTGTAATATATCTTGAACATATCCGTACCAGCGGTCTTGATGTTTGCCGCGACCATCGGCGTGGACATGAGCAACGCCGAGAAGAAAGCGTTGGTAAGCAGGAAGCGCGACCGCGCCTGCTGCATCTTGGTCAGCACTCTTACGTCTGCCATGATTTATCCTTCAGTAATGGCGTCCCGCTCAGCTTGAGACATTGTGTCCCATCGTTCGTCGGTTTCGCCGTTGGTGTATATGTGTGCCATGCCTTTGAATGTGATGATCAGTTCTCTCGGGACACGACCGGACCTAAACCCCTGACCTTGGATCATCCTCTGCTTCACAAGGGAGCGGACGCAACCTGTCACGTCCACACCATCATGGGTCTTATACTTCCTATACCATTTGACCCCGATGTTCACGGTGTAGAACAGCAACCCCTCGGTGAGCAGTTGCCTCAACACCATGTCAGCTTTCACTGTAAGTTGCCCAACTTGTCGTATCTTTTTGGGCTTCGCCGTGGAGGCGCGGCGTCGTGGACTATCGCTGCACACCGCGCCTCCATCTCTTGGTTGTCTGGAAACCATAGGGTCTTCACTCCATAGACGGCCTCGCCGTCCTCACAGGGCCGACCATCCTTGTTGGTCATGATGGTAACTACCCAAAACATTTCCGCCATGGCCGGCTCCATCTC